ACACCAGTCAGACGGGCAATCTGGGCAACAGTGATGCCAGCACCCTTGGTATTCTGACGGAGAACCTTAGCAACCTTACGAATCTGAGACATTCAATAACTCCATAATAAAATAACCGCTTTGTTGGAACAGACACTATGGCGCGGTTGTCTACCATAGTGTCTGCTATTATACATTAGGTAGAACCTAATGTCAACTCTTTTTAAGTGAAGACCACTTCGTCTTCATTCTTAGACTTATCTTCTTCCTTAGTTTCAGTCTTCGGAAGAACCTTTTCGTCCAGCTTGGCGTAGAGATCAAAGAAGCCAGTCTTGGTATCCACATCAAAGCGGTTGAGACAGAGCTTGATTGCCTTCTCACGATCCTGACCGAAGATGGCGTAGGCTTCACAGATATGAACCAGACGGCGAGTGGAGATGATATCGGAGACCGCACCATCGTAGAACGCCTTACGGATCATGTCAGCCCAGTTGACCAGCTTGTCAGCAAAGTCCTTATCTTCAATGCCAGAAGTCTTCAGGACATTGTTGAGGATCTTGGCCTCAGTCTTGGTCGAAGGATATTCCTGTTCGAACGTGATAGAGAAACGCTCAAGGAAAGCTTCGTTCATCACGTTGGTACCGATGAAGCGACCATCGTCTGAACCCTTACCCTTGGTGTTAGCAGTGGCAAGGATGTTGAAGCCCGGAGCCGGAGTGACCACACGGTTGATCTTCTTGAGGTAAACGGGCTTACCCTCGAGGATCGGCTGGAGACACATAAGCTTGGCGTCACCAAGATCAACCTCGTCCAGAAGCAGGATGGCACCACGTTCCATGGCCACGATAACCGGGCCGTTCTGCCAGACAGTCTTACCGTCCGAGAGACGGAAGCCACCGATGAGATCATCCTCATCAGTTTCCTTGGTGATGTTGGCGCGAACAAGCTCACGACCTTCCTGAGCGCAAATCTGCTCAATCATCATAGTCTTACCGTTACCAGACAGACCGGTGATGTAAGTCGGATAAAACTTACGAGACTTGACAATCATCCGAACATCCGGGAAGTGACCGAAGGGAACATAACCAGAAGCCTTAGTCGGCACCAGATCAATACCACGGTTCTCTACCGCGTGAAGCGGAACAACCGCAGCGGCTGCCATCTGCATTTCGGAAGCGTTAGCAACCTCGTCCATCGCAACAACGGGAACGCTTGAAGCGATATCGGCCGTCTTGGAAGACTTTACAGCCGCAACAGGAACATCGGTAAGCGAATACATTCCACGACCGACGCGCACGGCGTCATTCTTGGTCAGCCAAAGCGGATCCTTCAGCTTGTACTTCTTCATAATGTGGACAACTTCCGCGCGGGAAATCGTATTGACCTTACCAAATTCCTTAGCAACAGCGGCGAGGAACGGGGTCTTATCAACAGGGCGCTTAGCCATTAGGTATTTTCCTTTGTGTGTGTTTCGATTATGTGTATATTATAGACTAGGAAGAGGTGATTGTCAAGCGGCAATTCGCTTGACAACCTGAGTGAGTAGAACTCGGGAAATTGACTTCTTTTCCGAGAACTTAATGAACGCCGAGGCAAGACCACGGCGAGTGGCATCCTTAGCAACCACAAGATTTCCACTGGAAACGTTGAAGGTCAAGGCGTTAATGATATAGTATTCATCATAACCAGCGGAAGTCACACCGAAGAAGCCGTTGTCTTTCCAGCAAGTGGCAGCCTTACCACGGTGAGCAGCGTTTCCATAACCATGGTAGCGGTCATAAACACGCTTGAAGCCGTTGGAGTTAATGAAGAAGCCGATCAGATTACAGTCAGTCCGATCCTTCAGGATCTTAAGAAGGACAGGAGTGATGTTATCATTCCGAAACGCATGACTAGAATACTTCACAGTCGGAAGGTCATAAGTCTTCTTGGTGATATCGTCCTGAATGATAATCTTACGCGGCTTCCAGCCGATGTTCACACCGTTGATTGAACCAGACATAGGATCGGAATCACCATCAGTAATGAATACCGTATTGACAATCTGTACCTTGGACTTGGCCTTGAAACGATTGACAATTTCCGAAGCAGCCACAATACAAGGATTGAGCGGCGTGGAAGTCAAGTCATCACAAGCCAGACCACCATGTCGGGAAGACATAATAAACAGATGGTACATTGCGTCATTCAACTCCTGAATTTTCATTCGGGACGAAAGCAAGTTTCGGGCAACAAAACTATCAACACAAATTTCGTTGGTGTTTTTAGTGAAGCCAGCCGACAACCGAGTCCGATCATTGTCGCTATAAGAGACACAACGGAAAGCGTAGACCTCGAACGGGATCTGGACTCGCTTACAGAACATTACCAGTGAAAGCAACTGTCGGACAGTCTTCCGCAGATTTGTATCCATGGAGCTTGACCAGTCAACAAACATGACAAAGCCATGGTTCTTGCCGCTGGCTACCGTAGTGATACGACGGAACAGATCATCATTATACCGATAAGAATGAAGCTTGTTAGTGTCAAGCATACCAGTCTTGGCGGTGCTGGTGCGAGAATATTCGTCTGCGGACTTACGCATTTCGAATTCCTTGACCATGAATGAAATGGCCGAGTTTTCACTGGACTTGAACTGATTGAGTTCCTTGCGAACGGCAAGAAGCCAATCTGGATCAAACCTACGGCGAGCCAATTCGCGCCGCTGATCATCAAGCACGACCTTGAAGTCATGAACCGTACGGTCATAGTCGGCAATCTTCGGTAGCTTGGCATAGACATAATCATATTCGGAATCGATGATTAGGTCATTCTGCTTTTCCTGCCAAGCCTTTTCAGTCTCGGACTCGGGAACATCATCATTACCGTTAGAGGCAGTACCGACGTTGGACTCGGCGTCTTCCTTCTCACCGTCTTCGGTAGAGGCCGAGCCATTACGCTCATCCTCGTCCTCGTCCTCATCGCCGTCTCCATCATCATCCTGATCCATAGACTGGCTGGACTGCGAAGGATCGGACTCGGCGTCTTCATCATCGCCAAAGTCCATTTCATCGCCATCTTCACCGTCTTCGGTATCATCACCGAAGCCAGACTTGGCTTTCATCATGTCCGGGCCGGCTTCTTCTTCCTGCTGATTTTCCATCTGCTGCTTAGACCAGCGATAGATTTCCTCAGTAAGAGCCAGAACCTCTTCAAAGGTCTCGGCCGCTTCAACCTTGCGGAGCATTACCTTCTCTTCAGGAGAAAAGTTAATGCCGAGCATAACGCCACCCTTACAGTAAATGTTAAGGCGGTCGATAAAGGACATAGAGTTAACGTCCTTAGTTGCGGTACCGAAAAAGTCCTTTTCGATTAGTTCGGCATAGCCCTTGATGTAGTTCCGACGGGCACCAGGGAAGCGGCGCTTCTGGCGCTTGTCAATGCGGGCGTCTTCAATGACATTAACAAAGCCCTTGATAGCACCCAGAGCACGGTTGGAAGTCTCTCCAAGACGGGCTGCGATAGCCTTGAGGTTCTCTACAAAGTCTTCACCAGGAGTGTCCAGAGCATGGCCAACCTCATGGACGACCAGCATATCGTAAAGATCATCCGACATTTCACGCCAGACAGGCAGCATCAGGACGCGGTTCTTAACATCGAACCAAGCGGTCTTAGCCGATGCGGAATGTTGAACCGTAATGTTTTCCGTAGCCAGCAACTTGGCCAGCTGGGACTTTGCGTTATGATTATGTGAAACTTCCATTGTGTCCTCTTGATTATGGACTTATCTTATACGAATATGGGTCGATTGTCAATCATAAGATTGATTAGACGGGCGATCAGAGAAAAGACGCGGAAACATCTTATGAAGACGAATTTGCAACTTAAGCGCAAGTATCGGCGGAATAAAAGTCACATACATGGTGCTATAAGCAAGGTAGTCTTCAAGCTTAAGAATGATCTTGGTCATAGTGTTCTCCATTGTCATACACTATATATGGGGATGACAAGTCGGTTTTACAAGTGGTCAAAAAGCATACCAGCCATGCGGTGGACACATGGCTGGTGGCTAAGTCATTGATTTTATTGGGTTCGGCTAAGTCTTTGATATCTTTTTTAGAACCATACCGTAGTTATTGACCTTAGGTAAAGATGAAAGATCAACGCCAGGTTTTAATCTCAACCGATTATCTTCTGGACCCAAACCGAGATTCCGACGGATCTGTAACTGTTCTGGATTCAATTCCCGCTCTGGCTTTTGGAACGGAAGATAATCAACATGGTGATGCCAGCGTCCATATTTCCAAACAAGTTTAGCAACATCGGGATGCATATCGACCAGCATCTGCGATTTGTTCACAGTACCAGTTGCGTTCATTTGGCCTTCACGCCACTTGCTTCTGTCTAGTTCACCTTCCGCGTGATAGAACTCAGCAGTGTTACCACCCTTGACAGTTTGAGTGGCAGACTTGCCTTGTAAAAAGGCATTAAACTGAATAGTACAGTCACCATCTTTTAGAACTCTTAGACAAATATCAGTGTCTTCATTATACCTACCACGCCAACGATGCTTACAATCGTTAGAGATGAGCAGAGTGGAATAGATACGAGTGTTTGGCGTGAATGGATAGTATGCTTGGTTAGGTGCAATGAAGAACCGATATTGAAAGCCTGAGATAGGAACATTCTCGAAGCGATCAACAAAGTCTTCTGCGGCCTTAAAGATTACACCAGATTCCACACGAATGCGTTGGTTCTTATGTAGACGGTAGAAATCTGAAATGTTATCATCGCATACCCAATGCTTCTCAGCGCCTATTGAAATAGCATGATCCCAACACCAATTACGAGCCCGACCAGGGCCATCGCCGTGGTTGCTGAAAGGGGCAACAAGCAGAGTAACATAATCCCTAATATTGAAATTATCAAGGGCAGCTTCATAAGAACTTTCATCTTGTGGTTCAATCGCAATATAATGTGGAATCTTCATACGCGCGAGTGAGCGCGAGGTATACATTGTATCATGCCTACCTTTAGAAATAATATAAACTGGATGAGTCGGATTCGTCATTCTTCAAACCAACGCTTGAGTGAGTTTTCGTCCTTATCAAGATGTGGATACCACATGCTCTTAGTCTTAGGCGTGATATTCTGTTCCTCATCCAGGTTCTTATACTTTGAAACGAATGTATCAAAGTCTTCCTTGTTACGGAAGTGAACATAGATTGTCTTGAACGGAGGATTATCCTTCTGTTCAAACTCAGGCATTCCTACCCAAAGCTTTTCACGTTCGCTTCCATCATCCTCTTCAATCTCAAAGAGTGCTGCTGGCTTTAATACTTCTTCCTTCTTGCCAAGGAAGTTATCGTATTCTGCGGATTCAATAACTTTAGTCATTCCAATCTCTCTCTATTCTTTTACCTGTTCTTTTTTCACGACTCTTTAAAAACTTTTCAACTTCTCTATTATGACGCTCATCTTTTTTTTCTAGATAATATTGATCTTTTTCACGACGGACTCTTGTCCAATCTCTATGTTTCGAACTTGTTCCGCGCGTCATACTAACCTGCTAAAGTTTTTGATTTTCTCGAATCGGTAAGTCTTATCGAACTTATCGGCAATCGCGTCAGTCTTGTGCGATATTATAAATGTATTTGTATCATCTGTCAAGGTCTGAATGATCTTTAGGAACTCGTCAGTACCATTAGCATCTAAACTTCCATCTAAGATTTCATCCAGTATCAACAGATTCGTATTGACGGAATTTTTCATCTTAGCAATTGTACGCCAGGTAAACATCAAGGCCAAATCAATACGTGTCTTCTCACCTTCGGAGAAGTTCGCATAGGAAAACTCATCACGATACCTAGACTTGATTACCTCATTGAAGTTTTCGTCAATGTTAAAGTTTACAAAGAATCCCATCTGAGCGAGGTATTTATTAACGAGCTTATTGATGATTGGAATGTATTGCTTGATAATCTTGGTCTTGATACCACCATCTTTCAATAGGGCTAGTGCAGTCTCAATATACTTGCGATCTTCCAACCAATCGGACTGGATACAGTGTAGGATATGTATTTCCGAGTCTACAGCATCCAAGTCCTGTTCCGCATCCTGTACAAGTTTGTCGGCCGTATTGATTTTTTCAATAGCGTCATCGGTATCATTAATGATTGATACCAAATGCATCATCGTCTGCTTCTTCGCAGAGATATCAGCCGTAATACCTTGAATGCGTTTTACCTTCTTTTCTTTTTCATTGATAGATTCCAGCAGTCTATTCGAACTACCTTCTAATGTAGTTGCGTGAATACAAAGTTTACCAATCTCATTAGCAAGGTGTAATACACGCCTTGATTTAAAACTTTCTTCAATGTGCTGCTTACAAGTTGGACACTCGTCAGTTGCCTTTAGCATATCCTTTTCAGTATCAAGTCTCTTGGCTTCGGTATCAGCCTGAGTATAAAGTTTGATGGCATCATGAAACTGTTTCTTGATATTGTCCAGATCATTCACATCGGCCTGTAAAGTCTTGCGCTCTTCTACAAGTTTTTCCACTTCCAAAAGCAGATTGCGCTTCTGAGTGTTATAATCCTTCAGTTGTTCCTCAAGTTCGTCCAATCTGTCTTTGCTATTTTTCTTGAGTCCAGAAAGTGTCTTTTCGATGAAAGACTTGCGATCCTTCTTGGAAGAAAGTTCGATACGGTTCTTCTCAAGACCCTGCTTGTTTTCCAAAGCTCGTTGCTTCATCAGTACATTCATTACCGAGAAGATTTGAATGTCTAACAGACCTTCGATGATAGCACGACGATCAGCAGGAGATAACTGCATGAAAGGAACAAACGAAGCAGAACCAAGAATGACAATCTGCGTGAATGCTTTGTAGTTCATTTTGAGGATGAACTTCTCAAGGTACTCTTGATAGTCGCGCGAGGCCGAGTCCTGATTGATCATCGTACCATCTACCCAAATCTCAAAGACATTGGGCTTGATACCACGAATGATTCGATACTCTTTACCGTTTGTATTGAAATCAATCTCTACAACGCAATCTTTACCGTTCACTGAATTGACCAGTGTCGGCTTATTGATGTTGCGGAATGCTTTACCAAAAAGCACAAACGTCATGGCATCCAGAATAGTGGATTTGCCATGACCATTTGCGCCAATGATTAGATTTGTCTTGGAAGAATTTAGTTCAATCTCAGTAAATTGATTGCCTGTAGATAATAGGTTCTTCCACTTAACTTTCTTGAATGTTATCATTCTTTTGGATTTCTTTCACTCTCTCATCAAGGATTTCTCTAAGAGTATTCCTTGTGATAATACCATCGTATTCAAGTCTTGCTAATGCGCCTGCTGCTGTAGGATCACAAAACTCATTTAGTGTTAGACCTAACTTCGTTGCTCTTGGCATAACTTCATTAGTCAGGATAGCGTAACACTTTTCCGATATCTCTGCTTCACTCATGGAATGCCCATGAGTTGCTTGTATTCGTTGAGACGGTATTCAACATCACCAATCTCAAGAATAATATTCTCACGATTCCTATCACTCATACCGAAACGCTTGACCTTACAAAGTTCTTTTGTTAGTTCGGCCATCTCTTCTATAAGTTTATCATCGGCGGCACCGATGTGTGCGTAATCAGGGTTCATTCCACGTTCTCCAATGAGATAGCTTCCACATATACTTCACGCATATAAGTTTTCATCTTATCATTATCTACGGGCAAAGTCAAGTTAGAAATGTAACTGTCGAGTATGGTAGGAGTGTCTTGTGCTTGATCCACAAGCTCATCTGGATTGGTATCGGTAAACAGATTGATATCTTCAACAATTGAAATATCTGCTGGAGATTCCTGATGTAACTTTTCCAGAAGCATATCAAACGCAAATGGATTAGACTTGTTCACGCATACAATCTTAACATATGTGTCCTTATACTTGCTGTAATCTGTTGCCTGAATTTTCTCAATGATATCAGGATGCTTTACATCATCATAAGATAGCATATGAAAAATACTAAAAGGATTACGATGGAAAGTAACTTCCAGTGTTTCTGTATCAAGTATTGAGAAACCTCGAGGATCGTTATAATCACTCCAAATGTGCTCAGAAAAAGCACCCAGATAGTGAATATTGTTGCGGCTGCTGCGGTGATGATAATGCCCACTGTAAACACTAACAAAGCGGCTAAAAATGCTAGAACTTTGTCCATGGTCTGATACTTGTCCTTTATAAAACTCAAAACCTTCCAGTTCTAAGTGACCCATTAGAATGGGTGCTTTGCTATTGTTGATTGCGTCAAATGCTTGTTGCTCGTTATCCTTAGTAATCCAAGGCATAAGCAAAATATCACACGCACTAATATTGAGAGTGTAAGGAGTAGAATGTGTGGTGATGTATTCATATCTATCACCAACTAACTCTTCAAGAGCATTGATCTTGTATGTGTCCTTATAATACTCATCATGATTGCCAGCAATGATATGCATCGGAATACCAGCATCTTCAATCTTCTCAAGAAAATCTGTGCGAAGACGATATGCGGTATTGATGTTCACATACTTGCGTCTATCTACCAGATCACCGAGATGAATGATATCGGTAACATAGTTGGCTTTGATTGTGGGTAGGAAAAACTCATCTACACACTTCTTGAAATAGTCCAAGAAGATTGGGGAATCATTCCTGACTCCCCAATGAGTATCGGTAATCAATGCTATTTTGGCCATTATGCCTTTTTCTTTCCTTGAGTGTTAGCTATATAGAGTTCATTATCGTACTTTTTTACAGCTTTGTCAAGTGCTTCCTGTATGCTTACCAATCTTTGTCTATAGTTTTGTCTCAAGTGAACACTTTCCTTCTTATTCAGTAGGCTATTGATCAGGTGTTCAATCTGAAACGGCACTTCGTTGCTCATCTTTTTCTTCCTCATAAAATTTCTGTAAGCCTTCTTTTGTTTGCTTACGCTTTACTTTCTTTTCGTGTTCTCTCTTTTCGAACTTTGCCATGAAGTCGTTGATGTTATCATACATCTGAGTTGGCATCAAGTGATTATCATCATTATCTACAAGGTATCCAGAGTTACCTGAGTTGACGATACTTTCCTGATAATTCTTATATATGATATATCTGTTCTTCTCTTCTTTTCCTATTCTTCTAAGGAAAGCATAATATATGATTTGTGTAAAGTACGCAAATGGATTCTGTCCGATCTCTGGATTGTAATCTTTGAAATACATTATACAGTTTTCAATTCCATCGGATATCATTTCGTCACGATAAGAGTAGTTTATAAATCTTGGCATAGTGGAAAGCTTCTTTGCAATCTTGTAAATACACTCACCAATGTATTCTGGTAAACGAGGTTCTTGTTTACCTTCTGATCTTGCTTTCTGTAAGCTCTCTCTGTATTTTAGGATTTCTTCGTAGAACTTCTTATTGTCTACATAGTGTACGGTAACTTTTTTCATTCAATCTCACTTTTCTATTGACAAATGCTTGACAGCGTGGTATAAAGGCTATGTCAGCCATCATATGAATAACTTTAAATGGTAGTTAGAGTCTTAAGTCTCTTAATCTGTCTATCAATCTGTTCTTTACGATTAGGCCATTTGATCATAGGCTTATCAGGATCTTTAGCTAGATTTTCCAATAGAGGCATAAAGATTTTATTAAGAGCAGTCAGCCTCTGCTTCAGGTCATCTACTTGTTCCTGTAAAGAAGAATACTCTTTGTTTTCCTCAACAATATCATTCTCATCAGCAAATGTAAATCCGAAGTCATCTTCATCTTCAAGATCAAGGTATATGTTTTTATCGTTTGCCATCAGTGTAAGCTTCCTTTATCATCTTTATTTCCGAGTAATTCTTTAAGCATTTCAAGTTTTTCCTCATATGATTCATCCGATAGAGGATCATCATATTCAATGTTGTCTTTTGATTCGGAACTCAAGAAGTGTTCAACTGAATTCCAGTAATGATCAACCATTCCTTCAGCGGGTAATGTTTTAAAAAGAACTTCGCTCTTATCTATCTCGAATATTTGATCTAGAGATATCTTGGAAAATACCCATTGCATAAGAGAGATAGAAAGAAATCCACTCTTGCTTCCTTTCAAGTAAAGTATCTTACAAGGGTTAATAAGAACCATGGTCTTATCAGTTTCTTGAACTTCCGTTATTAAATCTTCACCGCTTTTTAATCTTAGAAACTGAATCTCTGATTCCATTGTTTTTATCCTTTTAACTCAATCTTATAAATTTTGAAGTTGAACTTCTCTTCCGTATACACCTTAAGACGTTCCGCAAAATGCTTTAGAGTATAGTTCTCATGTTTCTTGTATCGCATATCATCTGCGATATCAAACAACTGTGCCGATTCTTTTGTATCAGACTTTCTAAGTCCACGGCCAATAGACTGTAGATTTCTTATCCTAGACTTAGACGGGCTAGCAAATATAATGTTATGGAGATTTCTAATATTGATTCCAGTGCTAAAAGTACCAAAACTAGCCACAATAATAGCGTTTGTTTCCGACTCAACGATCTTACGAACTTCTTCACGTATGTCCACATCTGTTTCACCACTTACAAAGAAAACTTTTCTATCTGATCCGACTTTCTCGGAGATAAGATTATGGAGTATTCTTCCGTGCTTGTCAACGTACTGGAATAAGACGAGGGTATTTCCGTCGAGGGATACCGCAAGATTGCTAATGAACCTATTTCGGGACTCATTAAGTACCAAGTATTCAATTTCTTGCTGATAGGTGAAAGTCTTACTTGCCTGACAGATTGATTCACCATGTCTGAGAAGAAGGCACTTGATATTGAACTCAGCCAAGTGCTTTGCATCCATAAGCTCTTTTGTGGTAATAACTTTTCTGACCGATCCAAAAAGGCCTTCAAGTACCAAGCGATGGGTCTTTGTACCGTCAAGGGTTCCAGTCGTTCCAATTCTGTACTTTGCATTAGAGAGTCCTGTCATAATATCTGTTAGAGATTTGGCCTTAAACTGGTGCGCTTCGTCTCCGATTACAAAATCAAACTGCGCGAACCATCGTTTTGGCATCTTGTACAAAGACTGCCAAGTAGAGATGGTCAGGAACTTGTCTGTATCCTTGTCCTGACCCTGATAAACTTTATGTACGTTTGCAGCAACGTCCCAACCATTCGTTTCACTATACTCTTTAAAGTCGCCTGCTAATTGTTCCACCAAAGAAACAGTAGGAACAATAATAAGACCTCTCTTCAACCCTCTATGTTTGAGAAAACGAGATAGAAGATAAATAATAAGAGACTTACCACTTGCAGTGGGGCTAAGAAGTAAAGACCTTCGTGTACGAATTGCGTGAACAAATGCATCCAACTGATAATCTCTTGGAGCATGTTTCGGCCTTAGTTTCTCTACAAATTCTTTTGCTTCCGCTAATGAAAACTCTTCATCAAAGTCTTCATTTTCATAATCCCATTCGTAGTTTCTTTCCTCACAAAACTTAGCTATATACGGCACTAGACCGCGATAGAGTTGTTTCGTTCGGATATCGAATAAACGTATCTTTCCATCCCAAAGTCGTGCCTTATATTGTGGAGTAAATTGATACCCTGGCACCTGGAATGTAAAATTTTCACGAAGCTCATATGCTACACCATCTTCACAGACAATGCCAACATAAGCCTCGTTCACGTTTCTAATAATAATTTTACTGTCCACCTATAAACTTTTCCCAATCCATGAATGACTTAAGCTGCCATGTCCTGTTATTAAGTTCTTTCAGGACACTCTTACAGAAGTCTACAATCTCTTCATGCATAACTTTTTTCAGTAGTGTGTTATTTAGTTCAGTATCAGAATCAAGATAGTGTTGTAAATCGGCTCTGAGTACCTTCTTCATCATCGGTTCCAGACCATACCTTTCAAGGTCTTCTGGATTGTTTAGATCGCCAGAATAGTATTCCCACTTGATCTTACGCCGTGAATTATAATCGGCTTGTAATTTCTTGGCTAAAAGATTGTGGTGTGTAAGGATACGCAGATACTTGGCGTGAAGCTTTGATATGTTTGCCATGGCCTTCTGCGGTTCAGTTTCATCAAAAGAAACATCTTTGATCCACTCTTCCATAAGCAGTTCTATATTCACTGGCGGTTTCATTCTATCTCCATTACAAAAAATGTATATTACTATACTACACTTTTAGGTAAATGTCAATTACAATCTTTCAATATCGAAATAATCGTATCTGATACCAAGATCGGCTGTGATAGTATTATCAGCAGAATCAGCCGTATTGAATGTTATACCGCTAAGACTTACAGGATGACAGTCTTTAAATTTGAAACGAAGATTAGGCAAATTGGAATTTGTATTGATTGTCAGAATGCCATCGTAGTATATAGACGCTTTAGAATCAAAGTGTTTAATATACTCTTCATGTTTGGTTGGACGAGCCACACCTCTAAGCCAGTTGTATGTTTCTTGCCATGCTCTTAGGTCTTCATCAACAATAAAAGTGATTCTAAGTTCTTCATATGTCAGTTTAACACCATGACGAAATGTATCAGAAAATGGACTTGGTACCGATACAGCACCAGTTGATACTCCTGGCATAACAACAGACTGACAAAAGTATTTGGCAAAAGGAAGATTGGGCACAGTGAAAGTGTACTTAGTTGCCTGTAGCAAACTTGTATTTTCTGGAGTCTTAGTGATGAATGATTCTGTTGTCATTTGATACCTCTGGTAATATTTATATAAACAAAAAGGGCGGTGTTGCCACCGCCCAAGTTGTTACTGCGTTTCTTCTTATTATTAGGTAAGATTGCGAACGCGGAAGATACGGTAGTACTGGTTAGCACGTACTGTATCTGTGATTGAGTCAGAAAGGTCTGAAAGCTGGGCAAGACCCTTAGCGAATGGGTTGGCTACCATTCCGTAACGTGTCTTGAAACCAATCTTTGGCTGGAATGTATCCTGACCGATTGCGCGTACCATCTGTAGTGGTACGTATGGGCAGTAGAATAGACCAGCGTCATAAGGTGAAGTACCCTTATAACCAACTGTACATAGTTCGTCACCGTTTGATGAACCACCGAAGTATGGGTCGATGTAGACCTTAACACGGCCGTGCATTGTACCAGCGAATGTGTTGCCAGTATCGTCAACTGTTAGGTTAACGTTTAGAGCAGGTGTGTAATCAAGAACACCAGCCATAGCAAGAGCAGAAGCAACATCTGAAGAAACGATAAGGATATTACCCTTACCACGTCTTGTTGCCTTAGAGATTGCGTTGCATTCACGTTCAATCTGGAATACAAGACCCTTGAACTTTTCAACTGACCAACGGCCATTTGAGTCTGTGTCAAGATCGAATGTACCAGCGGTTGTTACACCGTACTGAGCGCCAACAACGGCTGAACGGTAAACAGTTCTTACAACTTCGCGGTTAATTTCAGCGAGAATTTCTGTTGAAAGAATGTTTGCGAGTTCTGTCTCAGCGTCTAGACCGTGAACAGCCTTAAGATCCTGAGCAAGTTCCATTGTGTACTCTGCCTTTAGCGCACGGCTACGAGCAGTTACAGTTACCTTTTCAATGCTGAAGTTCATTTCAGCAAAACCGTTATCAGCAGAATCACCAAGAGCTTCAGCGTATGATGTTGGCATACCCTTACCAGTTGTGTACTGTGTAGAATCTGATGTGTCAACAACTGGGTTAGTTCCTGTGTGGGAACCAACGATTGTGCTGGCAATATTTCCTCTTGTATTCTGTGACGAGAAGCTTGTTAGAACTTCATCAAAGAATGTTTCGCTTGAACCGCCTGTGCGGTCATTACCACGGCGTGAGCGCATAGCAAAGATTAGTCCTGTTGGACCAGTCATTGGCTGAACGCCAGCGATGTCATAAGCCATTAGGTTTGGAAGAGCGCGACGAACCAAACTGATTAGGATTGGATCGTAACCTGCTACTGGACCACCGGCAGTAGAACCACCACTGTAACCACCTGTGCCAACAGAGTTTACTGGCGCAGCTTCGTTAAGCATACGGCCTTCTTCAGCCATAGCCTTTTCCTGATTTTCTAGGACAAGAGCTGTAACTGCACGACGGTAAGAATCCTTGATTGGATTTGCGCCGGCGTGGTCAAGCACTGGTGCCCACTTCTGTTCTAATTGTTCTGTAAGATACATTTTAGTATTCTCCTTTAAAGTCTTACTTTTCTAATATTTATAATTCCGTTATCTTGGTGCTGTCTTACCAAGTGATCTAACATAAGCAGCCATTGGACCGTTTAGTTCTTCTGAGATCATACCTTTACCATCTGTTGATGATTCAGCAGCATCTAGAACCTTGTCGGACTTAACTGATGATGAGAAATAATTTTCCTTAAGAATAGAAACTTTCTGAGCATATTCGTTTGCGTCAGCGTACTCAATTCCTTCAGCAAGAGATTTTAACTTCTCTGCCTGTGTATCTGTCAATCCATCACAAGCATTAAGTAAAATTTCATTAGACTTAGATTCGTTGAGCATCTTGCTTAGTGCTACACTACGCTCAATTTCCTCATTTAGTTTTTCTTCTAGTTCGGCAACCTTGTTACCCATTTCTTCTACAACTGATACTGCTTCCTCAGGAATATCAATGTAGTGTTCAACGAATAGGTTACGAAGACCAGAGATAAATTCTTCGGTTAGTTCAGAACGGAGACTTGCTTCAATAGCAACTTCGTTTTCTGCTGTCCACTGTTCAACAACATAGTTAAGATAGTCATCAACATTTGTTGAAAGTTCTTCTTCGATGCGACCAACTTCTTCTTCAAGAGTAGCAGCAAATGCTTCTTCAAGAACAGCAACTTCTTCTGCGACCTTCTGCTTAACAGCGGCTTCAAAGATAGCTGTAGCCTTAGCACGGAATTCTTCTGAGAGTTCTTCGCCAGCAAGAAGAGCGTCAACATGCTCGGACATGTCTACTTCGTAATTTTCCATTACGGCTTCTTCTGTTTCTGATTCTGATTCTTCAGTTACGAATTCGAAGTTTTCTTCGATTGCGGTGGCAATCTGATCTTCGTCCATACCTTCTTCAAGGCACTTGTTGATGAATGATTCTAGTTCTTCTGATAGTTCAACTTCATCTTCGTTGATTTCTTCAGCAGCTTCTTCAGCAACAACTTCGGATGTTTCCTCAACATCTTCTTCCATTACTTCAGCTTTCTTCTTCATTGGTTCAGCTGGCTTTGCGCCTTTTGTAGGTGCAGAATTATCTTTGCCCTTTACAGCGGCAGCAGCACCAAGGTTTGAACCATCAGTGCCGTTTGGTTGAACTACTGGATCAGCAAGCTTTGTAGCAGAACCAAGTGTCTTTGTTGGATCTACTGACTTTGAACCTGGTTTAAGTGAAGCCATGTTTGGATTTGATGACTTAGCGCCACGGAATGGATCGCCAGCACCGTTTGGCTGAACTTCAGGAATGCCTGCGCTTTCCTTCATAAGAACAGCTCTTGCTGCTTCAGTTAATGACTTTGCCATATTAGATTACTCCTTTATTTCTTTTATTTATAATTTTAAAGTTTTGAGATGTAGTTTTCAAAGATTTTTAAAGCAACATCTTCAATATCGTTACTAGAAGCTTCTTTTAGCATTCTTCTAGCACGCTCTTGATGAACTGCTTTCCAACCTTGATTAGTTAGAATCCATTCCGCATTTTCCATAATACCTTGGACAAATGCGTCTGGAGCTGAGGGATCAGCAACGATATCGGCCGCTGTAGCCAAATGAAAGTCGTCCTGAACTAGTTGAAAGCCGTTGGCTGGCTTAAGAGACCCTACGCCTCTTGTTGACACACCTAGACTTGCTCCTCCATCTAATAAACTTTTCACAATTTTACCATTGGGAGTATCTAAGATTTTAGCTTTACCAATAAAGTTATTACCTTCTGGTATTAAGCTTGTGATCATGTGTGATACACGATCTAAGTTAATCGTCGGAGAATCTGGATGTCCAAGTTCTCCAAAAGCGCGATTCTTCATTACGTAATCTTTGTTATATCTATCAACTTCTTTGCTAAGAATATGGCGTGGATATACACGACCATTTCTATTCTGTTTTTCAGCCTGCATAAAGATACCTTCAATGAAGCGTTCTTTTTTGCCGTTTACTTCTTCTACAATATACTGAACGTTTAAAACTTCTTCTTTAATAAGTTTCATTTTTATAGTCCTAATGATTTTCTTTTTTGTAATGAACGCTTACGCTTCATCAATGATCTGGAAAGTTTTGCTTTGCGCTTCATTTTACCCTTACGAGCGCCCATTTTTCTACGACGGCGTTCAGCGGCAGACATGCGCTTTAGTGTTCCACCACGTAGAGTCATTCCAGGAACATTAGATACTCTCTTGCGGCGTTGAATTTTACCGCCACGAATTCTAGCTTTAATAAGATTAATGCGAGCTTCGTCTAACTCTTCTTCTTTTAAATCTTCTTTTTCAGAATCATTGACAGTTTGTTTCTTTGGCAAATTAGTTTTACCTGAAGCAACTTCTTGATTACCACCTAAATTTGTCTTCATAGAGGAGTTAACTGCTTTTTCTTTTCTTATATCTTCAATATCATCCATTTCTGGCTTTTCTTTTGATACATCCATTTCAAGCACATCCATCTTACGCTTCCGTGCTGTTGGACCTACAATAGGCATCTCTTCGCTCATCTTAGCCGCTACAGCTTTTTTCATCTCGAAAATTTTCTTTTCCATAATAAGAGGTACTATGGAATTAATTTCGTTTTCTGCTTCAACGAATTTTTGTTCTTTGATTAGACTAACTAGCTTTTTCATTATAGTGGTCTTCTATTAAAAGCATATGGATCTGCTGTCTGGCCTTGATCATAGTCTTGTCCATCTTTCTTCATATCAATAAAAAGTGTTACTAAATCACCAGATGATAATCCAGTAGTTGAGATTAGAACATCACCACTTGAGTTTGCTTCTGGATTTGGAATAGTTGCGCCATCACCCATGCTTTGGAAATCATAATCGAATGATCCATTAGACATTGTAACGATTTCAGAGTTAGCATCACCATGCCACTGTAGTTTTAACTTACCGCTAGATGAAGACACTTGCCCAAAAACGCGCTTAATGGTAGTTGTATAATTTGCTTTTGTATCGGCGTCTGAAGATGCGATATATCCATTGGTATTCATAGCAAATGCTAATGTTGAAACATTTACTAAAATAGTGTTTGATTGCTGTGAACCATCGGAAACAACGACATACTTAATCAAAGCTCTCTTGTTACTATCGATAATTTTCTGTTGTCGGATTAAATTTGCCATCTTTTACTGCCTTACTGCGAACATTAGGACTTTGTTAAACGATGTAGCGTCCTCGTTTAGCATTTGTTCCATTTTCTTTTTGTTTGTTCTGTTGATTGATTCGTATACGGTCAATAACTTCTTTGCTACTGTATTATTTATAGTAATTTCGTTTTCATTAAACTGAATTTTTTGCTCTGTGATATTGTTTTCAACAATCGATCTAATGGTATCTAATACATTAGATTCCTTAATTGTAGAATTTTTTACAGCAGCTTTAGAAAATGTTGCTTTTGAATTTTTCTTTAATATGTTTGACATTGCTTGTCTAGTTGCTGCTCCACTCTTTTTACGGATAGGAGTAGAAGTTGATTTTGAAGTCTTCGGAACAGAACTTGAAGTTGGTTTCGGCGATGAACTTTTCGCTGCTTTTTCCGCTTCGTGCTTCTCACGCGCGACTTTTACTGTATTTTTAACTTTAGCTAATGAATTCTTGGTTCTTTCTGCTCTTGCTTTGTTATAGAAGTGTGAACCAATTGCCCCACCAATTGCTCCTGCTGCTCCAGAAACACTGCTACTTTGACCAATCGAAGTTAATATTTTTCCTGCTTTTGATAATTTGGACTGTGGTTTATGAGCACCTTTACGTTTTATAAAATTAATAGTGTCTCTTATGCCACCAGGCTTAGGTGGATCCTTATCTTTATCTTCTTTTGATTTTGGCTTCACGTAGTATCTTTTTTTCTTTTTCTTATCATTATTTTTGGCTTCGTTTAAACCAACTTGAATATCGTTGTATGGAATTGTTACATACTTATCCAAAGCCTGTGAGTAATACAAAGCAACTTTTTGATTATCAGGGTACACTCTAATAGCCTTTCTTTTTAAGATAAGAACCGATGGCATTTCTTTATCAGTGGGCCAACCAGCCTTATATCTTGGATCAAACTTGGAATAGGTATCCATCTTAGCTTCGGATACGTTATGAACATTTTGTCTAACTTTACGATAGACTTGATCATCACTAACAACCTGTGAGATAAGAGAATCAAGAAGATTGATAAGCATACGCTTTTCTTGAGAAGTAATCTTATCAGCCGACTTATCAAGAGCGCGTTTTAAAGCAGGAAGTTTTTTGGAATCATACAAACCAGCACGAACAAGAGCAGAAAGTTTACGATCTTCTTTCTCTTCTTTTTCAGTAATTAAATCAAATTGCTCGCGGATTTGTTTGACATCCTTCATTGTATATTATTCCTTTGTCTTAGCGAAATAACTTTTAGCAATAGCAATCTTTTGCTCTTCTAGCTTCTCAACAGCCTTTGTAGTAAGAGCAGAAGAAAAGTTCTGACGCATTTCATCTAGATTACCTTCTAGAATGCTGTCTAATGCTTTCTTAATCGACATGTTTATTCTCCTAAACGATTGGTATTATATTTATTGATCTTCTATAACTGAGCAATGGAAAAGCGCAATTGAACTAGTTCCATAAGCATCCGTAAAAAGATTTGAATCAAGCACATGAGGACCTGATATAACTTTAATCCTTGATCCTCTTGGAAGAAGTGTTTCTCTTTCGCCTGAATTGGCTGAAACAGCGTCAAGATATATTGCTTTTTGACCTTTTTTAAGTTCTACCTGTAATACGACTGGTTGATCTTTATCTCCAACATCAGCAAATCCACCAATAGCAGTATTGAAATCTAGTGATGTAGAAACATATCCTCTAAAAACATATTCACCACCAAGCTGAAACTTATCTGCGCTATAACGAGAACTAAGACCAGAATATACAGTATATGGAAATGGTGTTTGCGTCTCTTCAAAAGCGGAATCTAAAGTTTCTATTGTCCGATTTAAGTAATCGTCCTGTTCTTTTGTGGCGCCTTCATCATGTCCTTTATATAGGTATCTGTTTATATCTGCGTATCCATCACCGGTATAATCTTCAATGGCTTGTAGTTCTGTTTCATCAAACATGTTTGGTTGATAAAATTTAAAAAGTTCCTTATCTACCGCATTAGCATCTTTGTATAGGTCTTTTAGTATTTTAGCGTCTTCTTTGCTTCTTTTGGAATTAACACCGGTATAGAAATCAGCATCTTTTCTAAGAAGATCAGCCTTACTTGGTTGTGTTGGTTGCCCCTTAGCAGTCGGACTTATGTTCTTCTTTTTAGATACAGGTTCACTTTGCTGCATTGTAGAAGCTTTATAATGCATTGAGTCAACATCATCTTGACTCTTATACGGAACAAGTCTATCGTCATGTACAAGATAAGCAAGTTTACCTTTTCTGTCAGCATAACGACCAAAACCCATATAAGTTAAACCCATCTTACGAGCTTCTTTAGAGGCCGCAGTTTTAGGTTCTGCTTTAGCCTGAAGTGCTAAACTTTCATCTAGATATTCACCAAATTTCTTCAACGAACTGGCTCCAAAGTATCATTTACAAAGCGTTGACGATTCTTTGTTTGCCCCATGTTAAGAGGATCCATTGTATCTTTACCTGTTCCATCTTGAACTGGCATTTGTTCCGGTGCTGCGCCTTGCTGAGCCGCATATTGCTGCATCATATTTTCAGTTGGTGTTGGTGGAACAATATTTGGTGTTGGTGGAGGCGGTGGTAAAGGATTACCCATTTCATCTGTTGGAATTGGATTACCCTGCTCATCAACAGGTGTATTAGCTGCTTTTTCTTCTTCAATCTGTTGCATGATTTCTTCAATCTCTTCATCGTCCATTTGAAGAACGTTCTTACGAACCCATGCCATCGAATAATAACGACCAACGTATGGATCTACTAACTGAAGAGTTGTGATTCTATTTTGAAGGAGTTCGGCCTCTTTAAGTTCGGTAAAGTTGTTATCTTTCTTAAAGTCATACCAAATGTTTTCCTTAAATTCTTTCCATTCTTCTTCCGTGCAGATTTTCTTAAGCACAAGCTGAAGTTTAAGCAACTCATCGAATAGTGTAGAGAATTTGTTACGAAGACGATTAACAAACTTTGTAAACTTTAGTTCGTCTCTTGTAATTTCTGTTGAACGACCAAGAGAGAATCCTTGAGATTGTTCCAAACGAGACATAGGAACGCCAAGAGATTTATATAGTTTCTTTTCAAAATACTTAACGTCTTCCAACTCACCAAGGTTCATACCGCCTGGTAGAGTTGTGATTTCGGTACCTTTGCCACCTTCACGACGAGGCAGCCAGAAGTCTTCTAGCATGGAAAGATGCTTACGGTCATCCTTGATTTCGCCAGTACTGGAATCATATACCAGCTTATTGCGATACTTGACCATAACATCGCGGAGATACTGTTCGGCCTTGATTGTTGGCATGTTACCAACGTCAATATAGAATACTCTACGCTCGGGTGCGCGTGAGAGACGGTAGATGACTGTTGCGTCTTCTACCATACGTACTTGATTAAGTGGTTTGATTGCCTTGTGAAGATAAGAAAGAACCATAGCTCTCTTTGAGTCCATTAGTCCTGAATTGACGTTAACAACAGCGTCAATAGCAATTTTTGTGCCTAAGTTGGAATGGGCACCAATCATACCTCTTTCATTGTAGAGGTAGTATTCTTTCATGCTCTTAATAATTTCCATACCTGATTCGGTATCTTTTGCTTTTTGAATTTCGCGGATCTTGCGAATACGGCGTGGATCAATGTATCTAAGTTCTTGAATGCCTTTAGCTGGCGACTTGTCATCGATGATAACGTGATAGAATAGTCTACCATCCGTATACCAACGACGGAATAGTTCATGACCCATGTTACCAAAGTCTAGAAGCTTTAGAACATACTCAAACTCTTCTCTAATCTTTTTCTTGATATTTTCTGGCTGTTTTAGTTCGTCGGTATCTATTTCAACACCAGATTCGGAATCATCATTAACAATTGCTTCATTGACAATTTCGTCAATTGCCGTTTCTAGTTCTGGCTGCATAGCCATTTCACGATAGCGAGTGATAAGTTCGATTTCGTTTCTAACAACACCGTCAAGATCGACATAGGTGCCATAATAAGCACCTGATTGAATAGTTACAGCGCCGTCATCATTCTGTGGCAGCGCGAAAGACTTATTCTTTTCTTCTTGATCTTGTTGTTTCTTGCGACTTATCTCAAAGCCAAAAAGTTGGACCATTACTCACTCCAGTTTGAATGGGTGGAGATTTCTCCCCACCCTGTTATATAATATAATTATACAAGTCCCAGACCAGCACTTGGGCCGGCCTGAGTTGTATCTGTAGTAGACCTTGATGCTGGATTTGTAGATTCCCACCACTGGTAAGCAAATGTTACAGCAAACTCTTCGATTGAATCATTTGCTGACCAATCTAGTTCGATTGGACTTACGTCGATTGGGAACAGTCCTACGAACTTATATTCCTTAATGACGTTACCAGCCTTACCAAATTGAGTTATATAACCATCTTTTTGGTAAGAAAGTGGACTTACAAGATTACGAAGATTGCTAACATGTGAATTAAGTGAACTCATCCACTTTTCAAATGTGTTACGGATCTTAAAATCTTCATCATTGATGATTGTAACTGTCCATTCTGAGAACACGCGATTACCCGAAAACTTTAGTTCACGACCAAAGTAGTTTACAGGAACACTGTTTACAGTTGAGCCTGGAAGCTGTGCTGCTCTACACATGAAGTTGAAAGCAACTTCGGAACCAGTTTCACCATTTACATTTACTGTTAAGTCTGGAATGGTACAAGCAAACAAGTTTGGTCTTGCACCATCTCCTACCATTTGTGATCTAAAGTTAGCTACGTTAAACTCTGCCATTTTATTCTCCTCTGAATCTATTTATGTTCATTTTATTAATTAAAACTTACCAACGATTTCATCAAAGGCAACACCAGTTCTAACAGCCACAAAGTTAAGCTGAATGAAGTTGATGCTTCTAGCAGGCTTGATGTAGATATCACCAATAAATTCGTTGCGGTCGATAACCTCTGGAGTGTTATTGGTCTGATCGCAAACTACACGGTACTGGTAAATACCACGACGGCCTTGTACATCACGAAGATATGGTTCTACAAGCGAAATGAACTGTGCGCGTGTAAATTCGTCATTGAACTCAAATAGTGAGTACTTAGCTGCTCTAGCAATTGCCTTTTCAAGGACAATAAACAGTCTACGAACGTTGATACGATCAAAAGCTGATGGACGAGCAAGAAGTGTCTTATCGCCATATAGAACTGTTCCTTCGCCTGGGAAAGATACAATTGGATTAACGCCCTTCTTGTATAGTTCATCACGATCTGTCTTACTTGGATTCCAAGCAAGCTTTGTTACGTTCTTGATCTGGCCGCGATTGAATCCAGCTGGTGAATACCATGGATCACGTTCAAAGTCTGTTCTTACACACAGACCAGCAATATCACCGTTCATTGGTACCCAACGATAAACATTGTTGTACTTGTCGAACTGATACTTCCAATTTGAGTCCATCACAGCATATGATGATGAATTAAACATATTTCTGTAAGCTGTGATCTGAGTTGTTTCTTGACCCGCTCTGTTAACAACGTTTGCCATTAGGGGTGAAATGAATGCTACGCAATCTTTACGTGATTCAACAATGTTGTCAACAAGGTATTCAGCAACAGTTGAAGATGATGCGCCAGCCATAACAAGAGAAATATCAACTTCTTCGGCATTCTTGAACTTATCATAAGCTGAAATTAATTCTGCGTCAGTTACAGTTGCCGATGCGCCACTTGCTAATAATTTATTATATGAGTCGAGTGGTCCAGCATTAAACTGAGTATTTGCTGCTTGACTTCCCCAATTTGAATTAATAGCCTGAGCCTGTAATGTTACTGTTACTGTTGCTGTACCATTACCAGAAACGGACTGAGTAACGCCAGTTACTGTATCTCCTAAGCTATAACCAGTACCTCTATTGTTTACGGTAACACTGGTGTCGATATATCCGTTAGCATTTGCAGTGAACGATACGTTTGCACCACTTCCTGAACCACCAGAAAGAATGATAAATCCTGTGTCATTGTTATCAAATTTGTTAGCGGTATTAGTTACGGCTGCTACTGAAGCAACATTATATGTGGTTCCTGATTGATGATTTACAATGTAAATAAATCTTGAACGATCATTAATAACATTTACATAGTAGTTTGAAGAACCGTCATCATTCTTAGCATCTGAGGCTTTAGAAACGAAAGCAAACTTTTCTAGAACTGTATTTGGAGTTCCTGTAAAATTGCCTTTTTCATCAATAACGATGATATGCATTTCATCACTTGAACCACCGCGAAGACCAACAAAATTGGAAGTTCCTGGAATTGCGTCAAATTGATTGGCATATGAAAGAGTGTTACTACTTTTCCAATTTGTCCAAGCATCTGCGTTTGCGCTATTAGCAAATATAGCAACACGAAGACCGTTGCCTTTATCTCCAATATAACGAGCAGCAATAGTTGTATTTGCGTCTGCTCTAAATGGACTATTATAGTTATAGTTATACACATCTTCATTTTGGATCAACAAACCTACACCGTCTGTTGCGTTTCTATCAAATGTTGAATTTGCTGCGCGTACAACCTTAAGATTTCTAGCATACGACAAGAAGTTTGCTGCTGTAAACCATGTTGCGAAGTTGTTAGAGTCTGGTTTACCAAAACGATCGGCCAACTCAACTTCGTTTGAAATTGTTATAATAGAATTAGCTGGGCCCCAATTAAATTGTCCTGCAATAGCACCTTCTGTTGTTCCAACTGATGGAACAATGGTAGTAAGGTCATATTCAGATACATTTACACCTGGTGACAGTTGAAATGCCATAGTATCTCTCCTTTGTGAAGTGGATTATTCTTGTTGTTATTATTTAGAAAAATGAAGATTTTACAACTTTCTTTTCCAATTAAAGTCGTCCCAAGGATATCTCTTGGTTCTATCCTCAAACCACACGTTTCCAAACTCGTCCACCTCATAGTCTGGGTTGTCAACACCATTATCTATGATAGGCAATGGTGTTAAATCTGTATCCATAATGTTCAATTGCTCTTGTTGGAGCGTAACTCTGATATCGTTATTGATGTTTTCTTTGAAATATCTTTGGGCAGTCAACCATCCGAAATGAACCAAAGTCATCACAAGATCGTCGTTATTACCCTCTTCAGCCTTAAATGTCTGTTTATCAGCGGAAAAAGTGGTCAATTCTGTTATAGTTTCAGCATCATTTATGATCAGCTTATCGCTTTCAATTAGTGTCTTCAGGTTGGTACAACCGATCATTTTTGTCTGCTTGGAGGTTTTTAGACCGTAAGCAATTCTCTTCTTGAAGCCCGGAGTCTGCTGTTGACCTTGTTTGCCCTTCAATTCGATCTTGATAAGGTTTTCGTAAGCAAGTTCAAAGTGTATGATATCCGATACCTGAAGTCCAATACTATTGATTTCCACAAGCACGAAAGCATCATTATATAGCTTTGCTGTCTGGACAATGATCGTAGGGAACAAGAATGGTGATATCTTATTGTTTCTATACTTAGCTACCTGTCTGTACGGTATCTCGGTAACATCAAAGATTGAGAATGTAGAGTAATCCAGCCCTTGCCCTTCGGCCACGTCCACACACATGGTATAAGTTCTGTTTGGCTGCGGCTCTTTGTATATATCAAAGTGCCCTTCGGATCTAACAGGATTGTGCCAGACAAGAGAGCGGAGTTTTGCTGGATGGATAAGAGTATTGGTAGAACCGATAAACTCACACTCGAACTCTTGACGGAACTGATCAGGGCTGGTGTTACGGATTGTCTGCTCTTTCCAAGCTTCGTCACGGCCTGGTACCATGCTCCAGTGAATTTCAATAGGAACATAATCGCTACGCTTCTCAGTGGCTTCTGTCCACATACGGTAGAACTGGTTGAGTCCGTTTGGTGTAGAAACAATGATAACCTTGGTGCTTTGACCAGAAGAAATCGTAGGATAGGTAGACATGAAAAACGCTTCGGCAATATTGTTTGGAACGAACGCGAACTCGTCCAAGAATACGATGTTGAACGAACGACCACGAACAGATGAGCCAGACGTTGAGTCTGCCATGATACGTGAGCCGTTAGCCAACTCAATGGAACCTTTATTCCATTCTTTTACGCCTTGCTGTAGAAAACGAGGCAAATATTCGAAAGAAAGCTGAAGACGGCCTAAGATTTCGCGGGCCATCGCAGACTTGTTAGCCAGAACCGCCACGTTGACGTTTTCGTTGAACAGAATGTAGTGTAGCAAATAAGCAACAGATGTTGTTGTCTTACCAACCTGACGCGGAAGTTTACAGATAGAGAAGCGATTGGTATGGAACTTCATCAACATGTCCTGCTGGAAATCCCACATGCGGAATGGCATTAGACCATGATCAACGTTGATGATTTTCATATAGTTCATGGCAAAGTATACAGGATCATTCGCACACTTTATGAACTCATCCATTTCTTTTTGAGTAAAAGCATGTCTAAAATCTTCGCGTGGAAGATTTGGGTTATTGTTATACCCTTTGGTCACTCTGACTTATTCTCTTTTATTTTCTTAAGCAAGTCGGCAGTAGTGCCTACAAAAATAGCTTTCTCTACATTAACCGCAGTTTCTTCTTTTTTATCGCCTCTTAGATCCTTAGTCTTCTTCTGTAGATCGTAAAGGTCTTTGGTAGTGTCAGCGACGGTTCTCATCATAGTGGCCAATACCTCATACGCGCGTGGAGATTCCGATTCTTTAGCAAGATCGGTTAGGCTTTCCATTGCGGAATTACCTTTATTGATAAGATCGCGGAATGTTCTACGCGAAAGATTATAATCGGCCTTGATATCATCATCTTCATGTGGAGTATTGATGATAGGTTCTGGTGCTTTTGGCGGTATAATCTCTACTGCGTTTTCAATACCAAGTGCTTCGCTTAATACATCATTATTCTTCATTCTGTTTCAGGCCATTCTGTAATTGTTGTAGTATATCCGAAATCGTCTGTTGGCTCAGCATCAATTGGATCTGGTTCAATCTTGATTTCAACCAACTTGAGAGGGTTTACTTCGAAGCTGGATATCGTGCTAACAGCATTTGTTGATACCGCTCTGATTGTATTATTTACAACAAATTGTCCTTGTGCGCCGCCTAACACCAGTTTTAAGTTATTTCTGTCCCACTCTAACACATATCCATAAGCATTTGCTGTATTATAATTTGAACCCTGATAAACAACATCATCAAGCTTAAAATTGCCATTTCCAGCAGGTTGCGTGACATTAAGTCTAACGATATTGCCAGCCTTTAAACTCTCATCATTATAGATATTGGCAAATACCTTGCGAATAATTTTTGGTAACTGGACTGGGCCATAGTAATTGGCTTTCATGGTAAAGTTTAGAGTCCACGAAACATAACGAACAGCATCAAAGTTTCCTTCGTGTTCAATTATGTTTGAGACTGAGTTTAGGATAATAGGAACATCTTTCTTGAATCCTAATGCTGGAATAGTTTCAACGGTAACAGTATAGTCGGGATTAAAGTATGGTATAATCTGCTCTATGATATGTGTTCCATCGTCCACGTTTCTAGCGTAGATTTGTAGATCAAAAGACAAGTCATAGGGCACACCCATATACTGTGTGGCACCTCTTGTAGCAGTATTAGCAGCAACTCCTGATCTTAATAGAGAGTTCTGTTTTCTAGAGGAGTCATAAGCAAAGTTAGTCAACTCAAAAGACATACGAGGCAGAATAACCTGGACTGGTCTTTCCAAATCAGGATCCGCTCTTAGACGAGCATAGTACTTTTCTTTTGGAGCATAAACAATAGGAACCTTAAATCTTTCTATCTCAACTCCACTATTTTTGTTTACTCTTTTGATAGTAATGTTGTTGAACATATTACCAAAAAGAATAACATACTTTCGTGTTAGCTGATGATAGAAATAAGCATTACTTAACATTACGGTACTCCAAATGGATTGATTTCGGACAAGTCAATAAACGTATCAGCTTCAGTTTGAATGATACGATTATCGGAATCATCATAATCTACCAAATCTGCTAGAGTGTCCGAACTTGCTAATCTGTATGTTGTATTTGATTGAGTGCCTATAACGTTGGCGTTTGCTGTAAACTCGCCCTTAACATTAATAACTTCAATTACTTTGGTTTCTGGAATCCAATGTTTAGCTTCGGCTGAGGCAGTAGCATAAGCAAGATTTGAACCTTGATATACAATTTCGTTTTTAAAGTAGTTTCCTGTGCCTGTACCAAGTGTTAGCGATACAGTGTAGGCCGCCGCATGTTCGATATCATCAATTACTTCATCACCTGTCTCGAAATCTTCATTGCTGAAGCGGAATACTTCACAACGCAATTCGTAGATATATGGTGCTCTCTTACCGAGCGAGAAAAACATTAATTCTTCTTCAACGAACTTTATTTCAAAAATCTTGTTAAGAACTGGAACAAACAATAGATCGCCTTCGCGCGGTCTTATTGCTATATTGGAAGGCATATATCGCTCAAACGCTCTGCGAGATACAACAAAGTTAGATGTGTCTCGAATTTCTAATCCAAACTTTGAGAAGAAGTCTCCATCGCCTTCGTAACCCTCGACGTTGGCCAAATACATTTCCATGCCATACGCGCGTGTGAACTTAGAGTTGACGCTTTCACCAAGAACGTCATCAGCCTGATCGTAAACTTCACGTGGAAGATACTTGATATCATGCCCCATGATTTGGATTGATTCTACAATCAAATCCTCAAGGAGCATATTCTCATTTATAACAGATGGAGAATAGTTGTTGAAGTATACTGAGGTTGCCATTGATTACCCCATTATGAAGTTTGGTGGTTCTTCGTAGGTATCACGAATCAACTGTTCAACTTCAGTAATTTCTGCGGTTGCTTCATCATAGATTTGTTGACCATTCATTGTGATGCCGCCAGGAAGTTGCATTCCGCCAAACTTCTTCATGTTATTGCCCCAAACGCGCTTAATGTAAGCTGTCGTTAGACGCTTGAGCATACGATCATTCCAAACGTCGGTATAAGTAGATGGATTGATAATGATATATCCTTCAATAACCAACCATTCTCCTACTTGATTCATTGCCCAGTTCATATCAAGGTAAAGTTTGTTTGTGTGGCGATTGAATCGAATTGGTTGCTCACCAGAGAACATCATGTCTAGTGTTCTAATATGCTGTTGTGTTAGAACATAGTTCACATATGATGTGCTTGTAAAATCATACAACTCATGAAGACGCAACTGATATCGAAGGTCAAACATGTTGACAGATGCGTTTGTTGTTGAAATTGGAAATATTCTAGTTACACCAATGATATTTTCTGTAATTGGAATATATTGATTTGTCATATCTTCAGCAGTAAGTTGATGCTTTAGATACCAACGCTCGACTCCATCAAAGTGAAAATCTTGAAAGTATTGTAAAGACGCATCCACACAGTCATCTACCTGGTCATCATCCACGTTTATGTTGATAACAGGATGCCCTAGTTGTCTAAGGCACCAATCTTTGTGCTGGTCTCTATTTGATGGAATTGCCATTTATATACCTCTTTTAGAGTATTTATATATATGGCGGCTTCGGATACTTGTCTTTCACTGCTTGGATCTTAGTCAAAATATCTTGATATTCAACAGAATCTATGCCTTTTGATATGCCACCTAACTGATCTCCCATAACAGGATATTCATTTCTGCGTAGAGCGTAGTAATCAGGATAATCTGGTTTTACTACCTCTTCTTTAGCAATGTCTACAACTGTTTCTTCCATTGTTATCCGATTAAACTCGATTCTTGTTTTAGGTTCCAATGCGGCCCACTGAGCTTCTTTGTAATCTATTTCAGCATAAATTCTAGTTTCCATAGAAGCTAGAGAATCGGCAATATCTACTCCTTGTGTAGTATATACCATCCAGTTATAAGTATTTCCATTATGAACAACTTCAATATGAGCAATATCTCTTGTTTCTGGTGCCGGTGGTGTAAATATACCTTTTAATTCTACAGTCATGCTATCTCCTTAATCTTTCTGCCAATACCACAAATCTTGTTTTGCGTTTTTAATCTCTTTACCAATACTATTAGCGAACTCTCTAACGGCCTTATTCACGCCCTGAATCCTAGCGAAATCGTGACCAATAATGAATCCGCCCCTTTTAACCTTAGGATAGTAGTTCTGGCAATCTTTTAGAACTTGATTATATGTGTGAAGACCATCAATGAAAATAAAATCTAAGGATTCATCATCAAACTTTGATACAGCATCATCGGAATCTTCGTAGATGTGATTATATCTTTCCATATACGGATCAACTTTTCTCAACATCTCTGCTTTATTAGCATCACCATCTGGTTGTGTATCATTCCAATCAATATAAACTGGATAAGAATCAACGCCGAACATTCTTAGTGTCGGTAAAGTTTGTAGTAAGTATTCCGTAGTAGTTCCTTCAGCAACGCCAACTTCTACACCAACAGGATTTTCAATTCCTTTTATAATTTCTGGAATATCTTCTCCTGGTAGCCAACGAGAAGCGCCTTCTGTTGGATTATTAATACCACCAGGTAATCTTGAAGTCCATCTAAAATCTATGAACATCTTATCTTCAATCGTTAGTGGTACAGTTGGTTTGATGTTTGTGAAATAATGATTGAGATTGACAGAGGGATGTGCTGTGTATTTGCCTGTTGCGATATCCATATGAAGACACTGAACATCGGTATTCACAAACACTTTTACATCTGACTTGCGGCAACGATGTAAAAAGAAATTGTCTTCACCTACAAATGGAATATCTTCAATACCGTTTGCGATACAACAGAATGGCAAATCAGGGTCTTCATCCTTCATGCGACGAAGCGTTTCTACTGGAATCAACATACAGTCCATACCAGTCTGCCATGCTTCAAACACTTGACCTGGCGATACATCTGGAACAATAATATGATTGTCTTTACGAACGCTGATCATAGCATGAGCGCACTTAATGTAATACACACCAGCAGCGATATGACCAGGATTTGCTTCGCATGTTTTGAGAAGATTTTCAAACGCATTATACGGAACAACTGTATCGTCGCCAATAAAGAATAGATATTTTGCACCAGAATCTAATACAGAATCTATCAAATAATTTCTAGCAACATCTACCAACATTTTTTCACAGTCAACATAACCATGTGAATGTCCCATGATAGCCACATGACATAAACTATATCCGTTAAATGTTTGTGCTGGTGTTTCTTCTCTATTGCGTCTAGGTTGAGCAATAACTACAAAAGGTTTAATATCCGCAGCTTCAGCTTTAATATTGTGTAATGTTTGAATTATCTTATCTCGATTATACATAATGACTCCATAATGAATATTATCAATACTTATTTAGATATGGGTGTAGACATATTGCTCTGGAAAAATTTAATCCATAAATGTTTTCAAAAAGCTGCAAACTAGTTCCAACGGCAGCACCAATTGGCAAAGGATATATTTTACCATCAGGGGTTAAAATGCCACCGAAACATGCGCCTGATGCTGCTGTAAATACCAAAGGATATGTACTAACAACACCATTTATATCAACTTTTTGACCTCTTGCAGAACTTCCTGTGTTTCTAATAAAATGAATATCGCCATTAGGTGCCAAAACTGCGCCAGTATGAGCACCTGAACCTGATGAGTATACCAAAGTATACGTACTAACAACACCATTTATATCAATTTTTTGACCAACTGAAGCGTTACCTGGTGCAAAATGTATTTCGCCGTTAGGATTTATTGTTCCTCCAAAATAAGCACTGATATTTGTTGTATAAACTAAAGAATATGTTGATACAACACCAGCAGCAGAGATTTTTTGACCTACTGGCGCAGAAGAAGGCACAAAATGAATATCGCCATTAGGTGCTAGAACACCACCCACGTGTTTGCTTACACCAGTTGTATATATTAATGCGTAAGTGCTTGCAACACCTGCTAATGATATTTTCTGTCCAACAGTTGCAAATCTTGGAACAAAATGTATCTCACCATTTGGTGCAAGTACGCCTCCGCCATAAGCTAAAGAGGTTGTATGTGCTAAAGAATATGTGCTAACGATGCCATTTCTATCAATTTTTTGCCCTCTGTTGGCACTAGCTGGAACAAAGTGAATATCACCGTTAGGTGCTAGAACACCACCAAGATAAGCGCCTGTAGTAGTATAAACGAGACTGTATGTTGATACAACACCAGCAGCAGAGATTTTTTGACCTACTGGCGCAGAGTTTGGTATAAAATGAAGATCGCCGTTAGGTGCTAGAACACCACCACTATATGCTGAAGCAACACTTACTGGTAAAGATAATGTTGATATGATTTGATTTGAAAAAACGCTTCCGGCCGAAACGCCTTCATCAAGAATTTTTTTGAACTGATTCCAACCAGCAAAATCGGTACCAATGCTGCTGTTATTGCCAGAAGGCAAAGTTCCTTGAAGTTCATTTCTAACTTCTTCTACAAAACTAGGTGATGATTTACGAATATTTGCCATTTTTAAAACTTATTAAACCAGGGAGACATACATATGCCTTGACTGAAAGGGGATCCCATTGTTGATATCTCTTGCCCTCTATTGGCACTATAAGCAATAAAATATATGCTGCCATCAGGTGCTAGAACACCGCCATTATAAGCACTGGTAGTGGTATAAATTAAACTATATGTTGATACAGTACCATCAGCAGATATCTTTTGACCTCTATTAGCAGTATCAGGCACAAAATGTATATCACCATTAGGTGCTAGAACACCGCCAGAATAAGCTGCTAATGCTGTATAAACTAAACTATAAGTGGACACAGTGCCATTAATATCTATCTTTTGTCCTCTATTAGCATTATAAGGAATAAAATGTATATCTCCATTAGGTGCTAGAACACCTCCGCCATAAGCAAAAGAAACAGTATAAACTAAATCATATGTTGATACTACACCAGCGGCAGATATCTTTTGTCCTCTAATAGCTTGAGCCGGAATAAAATGTATATCTCCATTAGGTGCTAGAACACCTCCAACATAAGCAAAAGAAGCAGTATAAACAAGACTGTAAGTTGATACAGTTCCATCAGGCGCTATCTTTTGTCCTACTCTAGCACTGTAAGGAATAAAATGTATATCTCCATTAGGTGCTAGAACACCACCTAAATAAGCATTAGTGGTAGTATAAACAAGACTATATGTAGTTACAACACCCGAAGAAGATACTTCTTGACCTCTATTAGCAGTATTAGGTACAAAATGTATATCGCCATTAGGTGCTACAACACCACCAAAATAAGCATTAGTGGTAGTATAAACAAGACTATAGGTTGATACAGTGCCATTAGCAGATAATTTTTGCCCTCTGTTAGCACCGGCAGGCACAAATTGTATATCACCATTAGGTGCTAGGACACCGCCCGCATAAGCAAGAGAAGTAGTATAAACGAGACTGTATGTAGATACTATATCTGTATTATAAAGCTTGCCCTTAGCAAAGCTTTTATATAACAAGTTTTGAAAATCTTTCCAAGCAACAAGGTTTGTTCCTACACTACTGTTATTGGCTGTTGGAAGAGTTCCCCAACCCAGTTCTTTTGTATCTGCTACCCATCTAGGAGCTATGTTAAATGTTGCTGTCATACTAGAACTTATTTAGATAGGGTGAAGCGCAAGTACCAAAATCTAAAGGTCTTGCTGAATTTGTGTGTAAAATTTGATTTCTCTCGCCTAAATATGCTACAAAATGTATATCACCATTAGGAGTTAAAAAACCACCTAAAGAAGCGCCAGTAGCACTAGTAAAAGCAAGACTGTATGTTGATACTACACCATCAGTAGATATTTTTTGACCTCTATTAGCGGAAGAAGGAACAAAATGTATATCACCATTTGGTGCCAAAACACCTCCCCAATAAGCGCCACTGACATTGGTATAAACAAGACTGTATGTTGATACAGTACCATTAGCGGATATCTTTTGACCTCTATTAGCAGCATAAGGCACAAAATGTATATCACCATTTGGTGCTAAAACACCTCCATAATAAGCATCACTAGTAGTATAAACCAACGAATATGTTGATACAGTACCATCAGCAGATATCTTTTGGCCTCTATTAGCAAAATAAGGAATAAAATGAATGTCGCCATTAGGTGCTACAACACCGCCGGCATATAGTAAACTGCCTGTATAAACCAACGAATATGTTGATACAGTACCATTAGTGGATATCTTTTGTCCTCTACTAGCAGACCATGGTACAAAATGTATTTCGCCATTAGGTGCTACGACACCGCCAACATGCATTCCAGTAGTAAAACCGGTAGTACCATCCGATATAACAAGACTATATGTTGATACAATACCGCTGGCAGATACTTTTTGTCCTACTGGAGCATTGTGAGGAACAAAATGAATGTCGCCATTAGGCGCTAGAACACCGCCAGCATAAGCAGAATAGCCATTATCAGCAGCAATTGTATAAACAAGACTGTAAGTTGATACAGTACCATCAGCAGATATCTTCTGCCCTCTATTACCTTGACCATAAGCATAGTGTATATCACCATTTGGTGCTAGAACACCTCCATAATAATATCCACCAGTATAAACAAAAGCATATGTGCTAGTAATTTCATTTGTGAATGTTCTGCCAGCTTTCACACTTCGATTTATATTTAAACTAAATCCTGTCCAGTCATCTGCTGCTGTGTTAGCATTACCATTTGGAATCACACCGTGAGCAGTTTCATAAAAATCTATTCTGTTATTACTACCGATATAATGAGTATTTGCTGAGGCGGACATTTTATCCTAACACGATTACTGTATACTGATTAGTTGAAGGTGCTGTGACAAATTCTAGTACAATATGATTTGGTGTTGTATACTTCATATCAGGATATATATAGTATCCTGATGAGTTTTCTCTTACAGCAGGAATAACAAAAGTTTTAGCAAGATTGTGTGCTACGTTGAATGTGTTTGCGGAAGCATTGCCGACGTTAGCTGAGAATACTGAAGCTCCACCGCTTCCGCCACCAGTTGTGCCTTGAATACCTTGAATACTTTGAATGCCTTGTAGACCTAGTATACCTTGAAGACCTTGAGTACCAGCACCAGTAATACCTTGAAATCCATTAGCACCTTGAATGCCTTGAACACCTTGGATTGAACTAGGAACAATTTCCCAAGCGCCTACAGATGTAGAATAAGTCCATGTTATGCCACCGCTTGTAAATGTTTGACCGTTCGTTGGACTAGCTGGAAAATTTACTGCCATTTTTTATTCTCTTTGTTCTTTCTATTTATCATGGGCCAAACAGGAAAAGCATACCAATTGTAGTTGTCGATGAAGTTCCATACTCAATAAGTGCGCCGCCAGGTGCACCAGCACCGCCTGTGCCATTTGTAGTTGCTGGACGAAAAGCGCCACCGCCTCCACCACCAAAAGCAAAAGCCGGATTACCCGTAATAGTTGTTGTGCCTGCGCCAGCAGTACCACCATAAAGACTTCCGCCTGTTCCTGCTGTAAGACCTGATCCGCTATTGCCGTTTCCTGTTGAACCAGCACCGCCACCGCCGGCGCCGCCAAGAGATGCTGTGCCTGATGCTCCAGTACCGCCTGTAAAAGTATTATCGGGTGTTAATGTACCAGCAGCACTTGATCCGCCTGCGCCACCAGCGCCGTTATTAGGACTGCCGCCGCCACCGCCCGTAGCAGAGAATAGAGTTGTATTTGCCTGATTATAAAAAATAGTACTAGATCCGGCAGTACCCGAAGTAGCACCAGCACCGCCAGCACCTCCATCACCCACAAGAACATTGAATATTGTGCCTGGAGTAGTAGTGATTACTTCTTTGGCAAAACCGCCTCCGCCACCACCACCGCCACCGTTATTGGTTACACTTGCTCCACCACCGCCACCACCACCGGCCCAAAGATAAACGGTAATTGTTGTGATTCCTGCAGGAACAACAAATTGTTCTAGGGCGTTAACTGTTGTAAACCACTCGCTCGTTGTGCTGCTATAAGTATATGTTAGTGAAGCAGCACCTTGACCGCCGTTGCCGCCAGCACTGTTCGTATCATCATCACAAGCACCACCACCGCCGCCATAAGCACCACCCGCAGGTCTTGTTCCATTAGCACCGCCAGAGCCACCGGTGCCAATCGCGTTTAATGCGCCACCAGTTCCGTTTGATCCTGCTCCTAATATTCCTACGCCACCGCCGCCGTAACCTTGACCTGAGTTAGTAGCGCCACCACCGCCACCACCACCGCCTGTGCTACTTGCGCCAGAGCCTGTAGTTCCGCCGTTACCGCCTGCGGCTGAATAACCACCAGCACCACCACCGCCTGATCCTGTGTCTGTTGAGTTACCGCCGCTATTGCCACCAGCGCCGCCACCATCTCGTTCTGTGCCTGTAGATGCGCCACCGTTTACTGTTGCCGTAGAACGTTCTCGTCCTGCTCCGCCGCCGCCACCTGAAAGAAGAACAGTTGCTCCTCTTGATAATGTAGATGCGCCACCAGCATTACCGTCAGAGCCACTACCACCTCCATTACCTCCAGTGCCAACGACAACTGTTAGAATTTCAAGTCCTGTTACAGGAAATGTTCCGTGTGCTAGACCACCACCGCCACCGCCTGATACGCCTTGACTACGACCCGATTCACCACCACCGCCTCCTCCGCCACCTCCGACTACTACAGCAGAAGCTTCAGTAACATCTGGCGGAACAACAAATTTTCTTGTACCCGTTGTAGTAAACTGTATAATTTTAGTAGGCATCAAACACTCTCATTATACTGAACCAACACAACGCCACTTTGATGTTGCCGCATTCCATACGAATCCAACGTCAAGTCTATTTGTGGAAACAGTAGTTGTCGGTAGTGCTACTGTTGAAGCTTCAAACGAAGCACCCCAAGTAATAGTACGAGCGGCAGTGCCGACAATATATATCCACAGTTTTTGACCGTCAGTTGGACTTCCCGTTAGATTAGTTGTAAATGAAGTAATGTTAACAGCAAGGGCAGTAATACCAAAAACATCAACATCATTTGTATTAATGCTCGGTGTCGCGCTTGATGTTGTAGTTAATACTCTCGGCGCAAGACGAGGAGAATTAGTCCAATATGCGACATTACCGTTTGATGTTAGAACTTGATTATTTGTGCCTAAACTACCATTAGCATTAATACCAGAATTAATTGTAATAATTCCAGAACTAGAAACTTTAAATCTCTGAGCGGCCGCGGCACCGTTTTGCATCAACTTCACAACAAAATCGAAGTCTTCGCTGCCGGCTGTTACATCAGTAGTAACAGTTTCGAGTCTCATGCCTGTTTCAGTATTGTTGTTACCAGTCTCAACTTGATAATCAAGACCAGCGCCAATACCTACACCAGGCGTTAAAGTTGTATTGTGTATAACAGCACCAGGATAAGTTATACCAGTATTATTGGTATCGTTAGCACTAAAAGTGCTAAATGATGTATTTAAAAAATCGCTTAGTTTTACAACCATCTATGATTCCTTTATGCCTGTGCCTCTGACCATCTTAGGAGAACATGCCCTGAACCACTGCCCGCAGTAAGACGAACGTTAATAGCTAAAATATCAGAACCATCTGGATATTGGAAATCACCACCAAGAGGCGCGCCAGTCAATTCTTTCAATTCGCTGAGATCAAGTCTATCGTTGACTGAACCAGAAGTAGTTGAAGGAGCAGCAAACGCGAATACCTGTTCGCCTGGAACAGCCACTGTTCCTGCAGACCAAGTAACAGTAGTAGCAACCTGTGCGAGACTTGGTTGCCCACCAGCAGCTTCAGTATTTAGAGGAAGCCATGTCGCAGAAGAGAAATTCTTAGGATTCAACACACCTTCAACAATAACTGCTCCTGGAGTGGTACCACCACTTAAAGCAACACCAACTGCATTCAATAGAAGTTGAGAACGATTTAGAAGGTCTCTTACTCCAAGGCCTCCAACCTGACTGTTTGAAACTGATGGAGCTAGACGAATCAAGAACGCAGTTTGGTTTGCTGTTGTAAGACTTATACCAACACGTTGATAGTTAAAGATATATCCGCGATCTCTTGTGAATCCTCCATCCATAATTAGAGCAGATCCCCAATGGGTTAGAGTAGGCGAACAAGTATTGCTTATCACAATTACACCAGTGCCTGCTGTATGACTTGCGGCCGCACCTGCTGTAAAGCTTGTTGATGTGCCTGCTTGCCATTGTGTTAGCGTTGCTGCACGGGTTGCACCGGTAAGATTTCCAGCACCAGTTGATGCTGATTTACCAGTATATCTTATCATTTCATTATCTATGTATATTGTACCTGCGGTTGGAAAATGTTCTAGTGCAGCTACAGGAATTGTCGTAGTCACGTTGTCGATTGCAGAAGTCAGTGAGGTTACCGGAGTATCGTTTTCTATTGAATAACGAACAGGAAGATTACCTGATCTCATATATGCTTCGTCATTAACGTTATTATTTTTAAGTCGGTGAACATAAGTCCAGTTACCATCAAGACCTCGAATCATAAAATCAACGAAACCTGCACCATACCAAGTATATTGCATACCAACCATTTGCATTTTGTTTAAGTCAACATTATATCCGCTTGGTCCAGTTCCGTCGACCTTGTCAATGTTAAATTGATCTTGTCTAATTCTTATCTCTTGAATTAAGTTACCTTTTACACCAGACGCATTGCCCCCTCTGTAGTCGGGGGAAATAAACATAGAAGTATCACTCACTACTTGTATAACATGGTGAGTCATACCACGAATAACTACTCTATCACCTGCTTTTAATTGCTGAGTAAAACGAGTGTTTGTTCCAGTTACAGCATTAGAGTTTTGAGTAACAGTTAGTGTTCCACTCAATTGCGTTGTGGCATTTCTTCTTACAACCGAAAGAATCTGGCCATCATATTCCCAGAACAAACCATTCTGTTCATCAAATAGTCCTGCTCGAACTGCGGCACCATCCCAAGATTTTACATATGCTTTTGCAGTAATGCCTAATACTGCGGTTGTTGCTCCAAGTACGCTAGTTGCTAAAAACGTAAATTGATAGTCACTTGTTATTCCATTTACGGTATATGTTCCATTATAACCAGATGTGGTTGCTCCTGCTATTTCTATAACGGCTCCGATTTGTAAACCATGATCTATATCGTCTGTAGTAACAGTAACAGTAGAACCTATTGTAGTTGCAGAAGCGGTTATACTTCTAACATCATAATTTGGTCTAAACAATGTGCCAGATGACCAAAGAAAACCTTTACCTGATTGATATCGGAAATATCTTTTACTCTGTCTAGCAACAATTGCGCCATATGTTGGTGTTTTTGTTGATAGAATAACACCGCCATCTTGAGGTCTATGGTTGATTGTAGCATTTGTAAGGGCATATAGAGTAACTGTTGCTGGTGTTGTTACCGCTAGACCAGTTCTTGCAGTATAACTTAAGCTAGTCAAACTTGGAACGCTCGTAACGACGAACGGCCCCGAAGCAATATTGGCGTTAGTGCCAGATGCGACATTAGCGTGAATAGCTGTACCAGGAATTAATCCATGTGGGTTTGTAAAGTTTAATGTAATTACTGATGGGTTAGCACCACTGCTTGTTGCTGATGCGACTGGTATCGATGCGCCGCTGTAAATTGCACCACGCTTAACTACCGTAGCATCTGTAAGCAAAGATTGCCCGCTTGCTGTTCCAACTACACCTCTTGCAAAATATGTAAGAGTGGTTGTGGTTGGTACAGAATTAACTATAAAAGTTCCATCAGCTCTACTGAATCCTGCTATTCCAGAATTCAAGGCCGCTAAGTTAACAACTTGCCCAACAGTTATACCGTGAGCAACAGATGTTGTAACTGTAATCAAACTATTTGTTGAACTTGTTGTTAGATAATTTGTGGTTATAGCAGTAGCAGTAATATCAACACCTGGTAATTCATAGGCCGATGGATATCCTCTCACAGTTCCATATCCTGCCCACTTAGTTGGCTGAAGACCATATTCGAAGTCAGCGTCGATCAGCGATTCTGGATTAGATACTCTCATGCGCTCAATAGCGTCAGTACCAAAACTCCAAGGTCTAACAGTTGTTGCTGCATCCGAAGCCGGCTCATCAACATAAATTGCGATTTTATCGGCAGCATTCATAGCTGTGGTATCAAGATCCAATGTAACTGTAGTATAACCACCAACTGATTGTGATATTGTTGGGAATATAGTGGTCAAATTACCAGTCGTAAATGATGCCGTAGTGCCAGAAAACGAAGAATCCGCAAAATTGTAGAGTGTGGTGTTTCTAGTTGTGTTTATTATTAGAAGAACACGCTCTAAAGAATATCTGCCAGGGAACCTTAAAGTTCCAACACCAGCTGCTCCTGTAGTAAAGCTGTACTTTTCTATAATCTTCTTTGCCATATTTTATTTCCTATTATCCTAATGCTATACTATACGCAATGCTAGATGCTACTGTAGTTGTGTCAGCAAGACCGCGTGGTCCAATAGATGAGTAGATTTGCCAAGTGCTTCCATCATATATGAGTTCATTTCGCGTATGACCAATATCAAGGCTAAAATCATCAGCTATACCTTCAATCGTTGAACCATTTCTCGCTACTGTTAACGGAACAGTTGTGAAGTTTGATTTGTCGTATATTATTACAGTTGCTCCAGTAGTTGGTGTTGCGGGCAGTGTTATTGTAAATGTTCCTGCTGAAGTGTCGCAGAAAAAACTATCGCCTGATACCGCAGTGTAGTTGGCAGTTTTTGTAGAACTGACTGTTGCCGATAATCCAGTTGGACCTTGAAGTCCCTGTAATGATGGACCTTGAATGCCTTGGAATCCATTAGCTCCCTGACGACCTTGTAAACCTTGAATGCCTTGAACGCCTTGAGCGCCTGATCCTGTGGTACCTTGAATGCCCTGGAATCCGTTAGCGCCTTGAGATCCTGTGGTACCTTGAATGCCCTGGAATCCGTTAGCGCCTTGAATGCCTTGACGACCTTGAAGTCCTTGTACACCTTGAATGCCTTGGAATCCGTTAGCTCCTTGAGTGCCTGATCCTGTTATACCCTGAACGCCTTGAGTGGCCTTGTATTGATTTGCTTCAACCCACTGTGATGTATCTCCATCATTATAATAGATATACATCTTACCTGTTGTTGAATTCCACCATAAACTATTTGCTGTCGGCGTACTCGGCGCTACATCCGAAACACTTACGGCAGCACCGGCGCTTGAAGCTCCTTGAATACCCTGAATACTTGTACCTTGAATACCTTGGAATCCGTTTGCGCCCTGAGATCCAGTAGTGCCTTGAATGCCTTGGAATCCATTAGCACCTTGAATGCCTTGACGACCTTGAAGTCCTTGTACACCTTGAATACCTTGGAATCCGTTTGCGCCCTGAGATCCAGTAGTGCCTTGAATGCCTTGGAATCCATTAGCACCTTGAATGCCTTGACGACCTTGAAGTCCTTGAAGTCCTTGTACACCTTGAATACCCTGAAAGCCGTTAGCGCCTTGGCTACCAGTGGTGCCTTGAATGCCTTGGAATCCATTAGCACCTTGAATGCCTTGACGACCTTGAAGTCCTTGTACACCTTGAATGCCTTGGAATCCATTGGCTCCCTGAGATCCTGTGGTGCCTTGAATACCTTGAAAGCCGTTAGCGCCTTGAGATCCTGTAGTACCCTGAATACCTTGAAATCCGTTAGCTCCTTGAGATCCAGTAGTGCCCTGAATACCCTGGAATCCATTAGCACCTTGAATGCCTTGACGACCTTGAAGTCCTTGTACACCTTGAATGCCTTGGAATCCATTGGCTCCCTGAGATCCTGTGGTACCTTGAATACCTTGAAATCCATTAGCGCCTTGGATGCCTTGACGACCTTGAAGTCCTTGTACACCCTGAATACCTTGAAACCCGTTAGCGCCTTGAGATCCTGTGGTACCTTGAATGCCCTGGAACCCGTTAGCTCCCTGAGATCCTGTGGTACCTTGAATGCCTTGGAACCCGTTAGCGCCTTGACGACCTTGTAAACCTTGTATACCTTGGAATCCATTAGCGCCTTGAATGCCTTGGAATCCATTAGCACCCTGAGTACCGATTATGCCTTGAATGCCTTGAAAACCGTTAGCTCCTTGTATGCCTTGGAATCCATTAGCGCCTTGACGACCTTGTAAACCTTGTATACCTTGGAATCCATTAGCGCCCTGAGATCCAGTAGTGCCCTGAATACCCTGGAATCCATTTGAGCCTTGAATACCATTAGCGCCTTGAGTTCCTGTTGTGCCCTGAATACCCTGGAACCCATTAGCGCCTTGAATGCCTTGGAATCCATTAGCTCCTTGACGACCTTGTAAACCTTGTATACCTTGAAATCCATTAGCGCCTTGGATGCCTTGTATTGTCGCTACGGAATTTGCTTTATCAAATGCCGCTTTAATAGATAAGATAGCATTAGCGCCACCAAGAATCAAATTGCTTGTTCTAATATCAGCATTAAGAACAGCAAGACTCATATTGTTAGATAAGGCACCAATGTGATTGTTTGCAGGTTCTGTGTCATAACCTTGGAACAAATAATACATCTTGTCTTGGTGTTCACGATACAAACCTGTGTGAACGTTTTGACCTGTTGCGTTTACATAATTACCAATAAAACCAATATCTACAATATCGGATGAATAATTATTACCAGCAAGATAGATGAGAGGATCAGTAACTCTTAAGTTTTCTGCGTTAACAACTGTTGTGTTACCACTCACAGTTAGATTGCCTGCGATGGCTAAACTACCTGTTATTGTGCCGCCTGTTAATGAAAGTTTTGATGCGATGTTGCTTATAACATCTATACCACCAATAGATAGTACATTTGTCGAAGGATTAAATGTAAGTCCAACTGATGTTTGTGCTGTTTGATTTGTTCCAGCATCTGTGACAAACACCGGGAATACAGTATCATTAACTGTTACTGCTGTAGCATTGATTATTGTTGATGGGCCAGCGGGACCTTGAATACCTTGGAGTCCCTGAGTTCCTTGTGGACCTTGAGTGCCTTGAATACCTTGAAATCCATTAGCCCCTTGAATGCCTTGACGACCTTGAAGTCCCTGTACACCTTGAATGCCTTGGAATCCGTTAGCTCCTTGAGTACCCTGAAGTCCCTGGAATCCATTCGCTCCTTGAATACCTTGGAATCCATTTGCGCCCTGGGTGCCTTGAAGTCCTTGAAAACCATTGGCTCCTTGAATACCTTGAATACCATTAGCGCCTTGAGTGCCTTGACGACCTTGAAGTCCTTGTACACCTTGAATACCCTGAAAACCATTGGCTCCTTGAAGTCCCTGAGTGCCTTGAAAACCATTAGCACCTTGAATGCCTTGAATACCATTGGCGCCTTGAGTTCCCTGAATGCCTTGGAATCCGTTAGCGCCTTGAGTTCCTGTAGTACCTTGAATGCCTTGAAATCCATTTGAGCCTTGGATGCCTTGGAATCCGTTAGCGCCTTGAGTTCCTGTAGTACCTTGAATGCCTTGAAATCCATTTGAGCCTTGGATGCCTTGGAATCCGTTAGCGCCTTGAGTTCCTGTGGTACCTTGAATACCTTGAAATCCATTAGCGCCTTGAGATCCAGTAGCGCCTTGAATGCCTTGACGACCTTGAAGTCCTTGTACACCTTGAATGCCTTGGAATCCGTTAGCGCCTTGAGTTCCTGTAGTACCTTGAATGCCTTGAAAACCATTAGCACCTTGAGATCCTGTGGTGCCCTGTATACCCTGAAAACCGTTAGCTCCTTGAGTGCCTTGACGACCTTGAAGTCCTTGTACACCTTGGATGCCTTGAAAACCATTGGCACCTTGAGATCCTGTGGTGCCCTGTATACCTTGAGAGCCTGTTGTGCCCTGAGCACCTGAAGTGCCCTGAGTGCCTGCTGCGGCTGCTAGAAGGTCAGTGCCGACTCCGGCCAACGCCGACGCCAAATTGATATACACACCACGGGCAGAACCGCCTTGTTCAAAGATGCGGATTTTATCTTGATAAGCATCAATGGTTATACCGCCGTTTAAATTTCCATTAGGTGGTTTTTCTAAAAGTATCTCACCGCCTTCATCACCACCTACAGCGCCAGCTATAAATTTACCACCGCCTCTTACTGTCGTATCGCCATAAAATATTGGGTTATCTTTGAGACCAATGGTAACTTTATCATTGATAGCATCACCAACAATGCTTATGTTATTACCTGGTGTAATTGTTAGAATATCACCATACGTATCGGCTACAAGTAATGTGCCATTAGCACTTACTGTACCAAAAGAATAGCCGCCGCTAGTGATTTCAGCAATTTGTCCTGCTGTATTTTTATAAAACAGTTTGCCATCGGCAAAGTTAACTGCTAACTCGCCGTTGGCTAAATCTGTTGGTTTAGCACTAGGTGTGCTTGATTTTTTAAGCTGGATAGTTGTATTTGGCATTAGAAATCGTCATCTATCTCTTTCGTTTTAGTCTTATTATTTAGTTGAACTTTTACCGTAGACGACTCCTTGACATTTTTTGCGACTGGTTGAGGTTGTTCCAGTTTTTCTAACTTTTTAGTTAATTCCAAAATTATCTTATCTTTATCAATCAAAGATAAATTTAAGTTATTGATGTTTTCATTACAAGATGATAGTTGATTATCTTTGGTAACTAGATCATCATTTAAAGATGTAATCCGATCATCTCTAGTTTTGATTTCATTCTTCATATCGGCTAATTGTTTCAACAAAGTATCCATATGAGAAACTTTTGAAGCAATAGCACTATGAGATTCTTCAGCTATCTTAAGTTTATCCTGACAAGAAAGTAATGCTATTTTTATTGTTTCAGTATTATCTTGAGTAGTAGAAAAATTATTATTGATATTTTCAAGCTCACTAGTTAATCTTGATACTGCGGCATCTTTCTCATCAGTTAGTTTTGTAATTGCAGCATCTCTTTCAACTAACAAGTCATTAGCTAATTTTAGTTGTGTCTTAAGTTGAAGACTACTCCCCACGTATTCGTGGAGAGTAGCTATTGTTGTGTCAATATAGGTATTAATAAACTTATTTGGATCACTCATTATATAATACTCGCTTTGTTAATTGTTTAGAATGTGCCTCCGTCAAGCATACCGAAGAGTGGTGTGCCTTGGTTATTTACTTGAAGAACATTTCCTTCTGTACCCGCTGCTGTTACTCTAACTGCGCCTGTAATGTTACCGAATAAGATACCATTGTTTGCGAAAGTAGATGCTCCAGTTCCTCCTCTAGGAACAGATAGAATTCCGCTTGTGATAGCTGCGGCATCAATTGCGATAGCTGCATTACCAGCCGATGTAATTCTACCCCATTCGTTTACTACAAACGTTCCAACTGACGCAGCACCACCGTAAGATGTTGCTGTAACTCCCGTTGGACTTAGTCCTAGAACCATAGAGTCTGTGCCAGCATCACCTACAATCGTAACACCGTTTGCCGAAGTTATAGACAGGGTATCGTTATTTGAATCAGCTACAAGAGAAGTTCCTCCTGCCGAGATTGTCACAAATCCTGTTTGAACTGCGCTATTTGCTTTGTTAAAGGCAAGTGAGGCAAAAGAGTTGGCTGCTACACCAACAGAATTTGCCCAAGCATTAGACGCAAGTCCTATATTGTTTATTGTTGTGATAGCATTAGCACCACCAAGAATCAAGTTGCTTGTTCTAATTGTGGCATTAAGCACAGCTAGTGTAAAGTTATTGCCTGCTGTATCGATGTGATTTGGAATTGGTTCTTTATCATAACTATCAAAGATGTAGTATTCTTTTACTGTTGCGTCACGGAACACACCAGTGTGAACATTTGATCCTGTAGCATTTACATAGTTACCTACAAAACCAATATCAACGATATCAGAAGTATAATTGTTGCCAGCAAGATAGATTAGAGGATCGGAAACTCTTAGCGTTTCGGTATCAATAGAGAAAGCATTGCCCGCAACAGTAATACTTCCTGTTATAGCAATATTTCCTGTAATGGTCTGATTGCCTGCTACAAGCTTAACAAATGATCCGTTTGCGAAGTTATTAGCACCAATACCAGCTGCCGCACTAACAGTATTTGCCCAAGCGTTAGAAGCAGCACCAGCTGCTACACCAACAGAATTTGCCCAGGCATTGGAAGCAGCACCAGTCGCTACACCAACAGTATTTGCCCAAGCATTAGATGAAGCGGCAACTTTTACACCGACAGAATTGGCCCAAGCGTTAGAGGCAACACCGGCTGCTACACTAACAGTGTTTGCCCAAGCGTTAGAGGCAGCACCAGCTGCTACACCGACGGAATTTGCCCAAGCGTTAGCTCCAATTCCTGTATTGAAAGCAAGTAGATTTGCTGAGTTAGCTTTTTCAAAAGCTCCAGATGCTATAATATTAGCTGAGTTAGCTTTATCAAATGCGGCAGAAGTTGCTCCTGCTCCAGCAAAAGCTAAATTGGCCTTATCAAATGCGGCAATTGCGGTAACATTAGCTGTATTAGCTAGATTGTATGCTTGAGTGGCAATGTTAACATAGTAACGACCGCCAATTTCAATTACTTGAGATCCATCTGAAGAACCAATGAATAGTTTATCGGAAAGATATGAGTATGCTTGTTCTGCGACTGATAGCGAACCAGCCGTAGGTGCGGTTGTTACCGTACTTCTTTTAATCTGTATGACTGTATTCGCCATTTAAAATGTTCCTCCGTTTATGTTGGGTAGAATCTTAATCACATATTTCTGTAATGTTTCATCATAAACTAGTGTTTCGTTGTTATCTGGATCAGTGGCATCAACATCCGTCAACTGTGAAAGTTGTGTAATTTGATTAACAACTTCCGGACCAGCAACACCGACCGTTCTTATTGTTGTTCTTTGTTGATTATTTATGGAAATTCGATTTGGGCTGACTGAGTTTACCGTTACTTTGACGGCCATGGTTTTATTCCTATCTAGTTACTTGTGGTGTTACTGTTATTATACCTTCAAGCACTCGACTGACAAAACCATTGCCATCCACTGTTTCCAGATCAAATAGATATCTTCCAGCTTTTATGCTGGCAGTATTTGCTGAATCTAATGTCATGGTAATCTCACCATTACTGGAATTTGTTATTGTACATACAATATTAGCACTTGCGTTTATCGAATAGTACGATCTACGCATTTGACTACGAACATTATAATTCAAAAGGGAAATAGTGGAATTTGTAACGTCATCGGTCAAATTGATGACGTTTCTAAAATTAGCACCCTGATCCATATAAAGTTCTACGTATGCTGCCATTGTTTTTTACCTTTTTGAATATTTAGTTTAATGGCAAATCAATAAGTCCAACGGATTACTACTAATCCTGGACCCGCATTAGATGCTACATGGGCTCGTAATCCAATACCGACTCCGGCAATGTAATCAACATCAGTGTTGTTTGGTGCGACTGTATCTGTTAAAGCGCCATCCGCAACGGTACCCGCACCGCTATTTCCTGCTATAGTAGATTGACCCGAAACACCTGAACCGCTGTAGAAACTAGATCCGCCTCCGCCGCCGCTGCCGCCACTGTTATCGTTGTTACCACCTTGTCCAGCACCGCCACCACCGTAATAACCAGCACCGCCAGCACCACCTCCGGCACGATCACTCGCTGCTGTAGACCTTGCACCACCTTTTCCATACAAAGTATTGCCGAGAACAGGTCCTGCTCCATTATCACCGCGGCCGCCATCTACAGTTGTCGATTGTTGTGCCGCGCCATCGCCACCTTTATACAGTGAGCCATCTTCACCGCCTAGGCCGCCTGAGGTGCCGCCTTGACCACCCGCTGTCGTAGTGCCGCCACGACCTTGACGGCCTGCTTCGTAAATACCGCCATCAGCGCCATTTAATCCACCACCGCCCCCGCCACCTCGGCCGTTCTTGACTCCTTGTCCAGTATCTCTACCGGGTCCTGCGCCGCCTCCTCCACCTGCTATTACGAGTGGATTACCTCCTCTAAATATACCGGCCCATGATCCGCCAGCTCCAGAAACTCTAACAGTGGTAGATCCTAAACCTCCATATGGAACAAAGACATTTAAAGTTTCTCCTGGAGTTACGGCTATAGTCGCAGCAACGTATGCTCCCGCACCGCCAGATCCACCTTCAGCAAGGCCATCTGTTGCGCCACCTCCACCACCAGAACCCCATAACTTAACGTTTATTGAGGTAACAGCAGTAGGAACTACGAAAGTACTTGCTCCTGCTGTAGAATACACCGCTTTAATCGTGTAAGTTTTACCACGACCAGAAGACATAGCAATTTCGCCTGAAAAGTCTTGAAATAAACCGCGAAGTTTCGAATTATTCATATTAAGTGTGGTGCCTGAAGCATTCCCTATTTCAGTGTTTATCTGACTAAAACTGAGTGGATTTGGTGCTGCTGGTGTAGCCATCTATCTACTTTCCAACTTTCGATTCTAACATTTCAACTTTTGCTGTTAGTTCTTTGATGGCTTCGATTAGTAGTGGAACAAGTTTTTCATATCTAACTGCTTTATAACCATCTTTTCTGGTAACTACCACTTCTGGTAATACTTCTTCAATTTCTTGAGCTATTACACCAGCTTCGCGTCTATTACCAAAAACTTCTTCTTCCAACTGACGAGATTTTTGACCTTCTTCGTTCCAATCAAATGTTACGCCACTAATACTGTTTACTTTATGAAGAGAATCTTGTATCTGAGATATATTAGTTTTCAATCTCTTATCTGAAGCACTAAATGCTGTAATATCGCCCGTTGCAGTTATCGCACCCGCTGTACTAAGGCCGCCGCCTAAATTAAGACCTGCGCCAGGCATTTGATAGGTGGTGCTATCATAATAAAGATATCTATTGCCGGCTGAGTTAAGGAATATAACGCCAGTAGTACCGCCAGTTCTATATGCGTAAATATCGCCACTAGGATTTAAAGTTATTACACCAGCACCATCAGTTACGGTAATTGTGCCTGAATAACTTTGTGCTATATCTTTACGAGCATAACTGGCTGCGGCCACACCACCAAGTTGTGATGCTGACGTTGCCGCAGCAGCAGATCCAACTGATAGAGATGATTGTGCCGTCCATGTAGGAGGAGAAGTTCCTGCTGAAGTTAACACTTGTCCCGATACGCCTGCTCCATTTATTGCCATACCCGCTAAGGTACCATAAACTACTCCGCCTTGAGAAGCACTAAGACTTGTGCCTGTGCCACCGCGGGCAAGAGCCACAGTTCCGCCTGTCAAATTTGTGGCATTTCTCGCAAGGGCGGCTTCGTTTGCCACCTTAGTATCAGTAGAAGAATTGGCACTTGCACCAACAAATACAGCATACCCATTGCTTGACGTTCCAATCACTCTAGAATAAGCGTTAGCGCCATTACCAACCGCCACATTTGCCGCTGATATGGCAGTGTTTGTATAAGAGTTTGAAGATATACCAATTGTTCTAGCGAAAGCATTCGCGCCATTACCAACTGCTACATTTGCCGCTGATATCGCAGAATTTGTATAAGCATTAGCTTGTGTGCCAATGTTATTAGCATAAACGTAAGTCGGACTATTATTACTTCTTTCATATAAATTCACAATGTAAGCTTCAAAACCATTGCTCTGAACGGCTAACTGGTTTGTTCTAGTGCGCCACAAATCAAAGGTATCTGTTAATGCTACGTTTGCTATAATTGCCATTTGTCTATTCTACCAATTTTTTTAATAGTGATTTGATTTCTTCCAGATCGCTTTCTAGCTTATCAATCTTGGACACTTTTTGTTCTAAAGTATTTATCTGTCTTTCAGTTCTTCTCTTAGCATCGCGTCTTCTCTTATACTTTTCAAGAGCTTCGGTATCCTTGTTGACAAGGATACCTTCTTGCACTTTGTATACGCCTGGAATTTCAGTTTTTTTCATCATCTTAAATCTGCAACGCTATTGTTCTTAGATCAGCAACTCTTGGAACAACAGCACTGTTAGTGCCAGTAAGTCCTACTTTGATCTGGAACGATTTAAATGTCTTAAATGTGATATTATTTTGAACATATGTAAATACGCCATTAGAATCGAGAGCACTTGCTGGCATAGTGAACTTATATTCTTTAAAATCATCTTTATTTGCTATTGAAGAATATGTGATATCGCCACCAAAACTCTTTTCCATTTCAATCCAAGTTTTTTGAGCCATAGGATCACCATCGCTACCATTTAGCAACTTGATCCAAACTTTAACATCGGTGCTTGGTGGACGATAAGCAGTCAAGAATACGTTCATATCTTCCGCATCTTGATAATCGGCCAATGTCACAATCTTTGAGATGTACTTGTTAAATAGCTGACCACCTTGTGTCGAATCTTCGCCAACAGTATTAGCATTTATTAAGTTGTCTACGATAATCGAATGTGATCTTCCAATATCAAACACAGGAGATAGATAGTCTGTGGATGTTGACATTGTTGTTCTAATATTATTAGAATACTTTGAAGAAAGGAATTTTATCTCATTAGAGCGAGAGAATATGGCTTTTTCTTCATCGAATGTGTAGTTTTCACTAGGATCAAATCTGAAATAAGCATCTGTTGCTCCCACATTTGAAGTTGTTGACATTTCATGCGAAATTCCAGTTTGTGAAAACTTAATAATGGCAGGTTCAAAATCTATAACGGAATATCTTAGATTTTCAACACTACTGATAGTTGCTGAACCTTCGTCCGATATATCAAATATACATTCACCATTAGAGAATTTACCATTTGAACTTGTTAAGATCATCTGAGTTGTGAATGGTGATTCTTTATAGTATTCGAGATATCCAGCACCACGATCAATGCTAGTAATTGTTCCTGTTCCTTTTTGCGTGCCATTAGCGTCTACGAACACCGCTGGTTCATTTAGAGAGAATCTAATATTTGAAGTATAATAAGTGCCGCTAACAACTTTTATAGCTTTGGCATTGACATCAGATGTATCACCGATAATAAAGTCATTGGCAACAGGAGAATTTCCAGTCGAAGTTGTTAAAGTTAGTCTATCACCAGTTACGAATGGTTCACCAAATCCTTCAAGTCCTCCTTGAATATCAGTCAAGTATAACTTTTCTTTTGGTTTGTTTACTATTACAAATGTTCCTGGTGTTGTTCTAAATGAAGCGCGATACCACTTACATGTTAAATCAACTCGAGGCTCAATTACCCAAATAGTATCATTATTTGTTGTGAATGTAGTACCAAAATTTACACGACCGGTAACTGGTTTTTCTGTATTTCGATCTGTCTGTCCAATTCTTGAGATCCAGAAGTAATAGTTTGGATTAGCTGCTTCAGGATGAATAATGAAAGCATAAGACTTATTAGCATACAAGAAGATCGGCGACTCAAACTTAACATTTAACGGATTGTTTCTACCATTAGTAGATTCGGTAATTTCTCCATTAGTAAACCATACTTCAGAGAATGGAACAGCATTTCCAGTAATACCTCCACCAGCATCTAACTCTCTAACTTCACACCACATACCAAGTGTAGGATGCTTTTGAGCAACAAATATGTCAACGGAAGTTAAGAATATTCCTTCTTCACCATTTGGAACTTTGATAGGTATAGCATAAGCGAGACATGCGTTTGATCTGTCGCGCGGAGTAAATACGTTAGGACCAACTCTAGGACGATTAGGACGAGGTCTATCTGCTAAAGGAGGCAATGTTTCAAATGTAGCACTATTGTTCGTTTCGTATAGAGGAACACTTCTTGTTTCAACTTGTCTTGTTGAAAGAATGGTATCTTGTTTTGTTTCAATTACGCCACTAGCAAAGAAAGTTTTTGAAGCAAAAGACGTTTCTTCATCAGTATTTGTTAAGCTGTCTGTAATTTTAACAACTTTTGAACCGACTGTGAATCTTAAGTTGTCTGTATTTGGTAAACGCAATCTAAACCACACTTCACCATTTTCATTAGCAAAAATATCATCAGTTTCATTATATGTCCAAGACATAATACTACCTGGTGCTGCCGCAGAACTTACATACTCAGCATATGTTACAGGTCTTACAAAATCCGTCATATCAATATTGTCAAAGAATACCTTATATTTTGCGTAAGGTTTAATTCCAGTTACAGAACCTAACAATACTTGTGGACGAATATATGGAACAATCTCAGTGTTAACAAGTTTAGTGCCTAATGATACACTATCGGTATCAGCAAAATTATATGTCTCTGAGCCAGTTCTTTCATTTTGATAATTGGTTTCAATTGTTGCACCAAGTGATGTTGTTCTAACACTTGTGGCAGCCTGAGACGCAGCATCGTAGGTTGAATATGTTCCAACTAAAGTTCTACTATCTCCTGTGCCACTGTAAACTTTATATCCAGATACATAAGTCTGCCAAGCATTCCATACTGTTGTGACGCCGCCTACTTGTTGAGCATCGGCCATACCATCTATGTTAGCGTCTTGAATGTTTATAACATTAGGAGGTAAAGTAGTCGTATCAATCCAAATATCGCTTTCTGGAACAAGGGTCATATTTCCAATGAAACGATATGTTGATTTTTCTGTATTTAACGTTGCTGTGACAGAAGAGATGTTTGCGTATTCGACTTCATCATACTTAAGAGTTATGAGATCGCCATTTTTCACAATGTTATCATCGACTGATAGACAATCATAATTAATAGATTGCATAGAATATAGTGGACGAATGCTGTTTTCTTCAGGATCTACAACAATACGGTAGTCTGAATTTTTAGTATCGCCTAGTGAATGATTGCGGAAAGTATCAACGAAGATACCGTTTTTAAATCTATCTAGACCATCTTCATCTTGAATCAACATATCAGCAGCACTCTTCTCTAGTAGACTTAGTGAAGCGTAATATTCAAGATTTGTAATTCTTTCTTTCATGACACCAAGATCGCGCATAGTTTGGCGAACGGAAGCAAGTCTTCTACTTGAAGAAGCTATGTCCTGTCTGCCAATAAGCTTGGCATAGTATGGAGAAATAGATGGAAATGGAGCAATAGTCAATTCAGCTAATGCTAAATCATCTGCTGGTATTTGAGGTGTAACAGGAAGTGATCCTGGTTGACCTGTGGTTATTGAGAATTGCTTTTCTTTATTTACATGAACAATATCTTTTCTTGAAACATAATAAGAATAATCAAAAATAATTTCAGAAGAAGGCGCTATTAAAGCAATTGAACTTGATGTAAAATTGAAAGAGTTTGATCTTCCTGGATTTTCCGTTGCGTTGACACTTACAGGATCTGTAACATCGTTTGCTGTGGCTGTTCTTACAAGTCTAAAATCAATGTGATTTCTTAAATCATATCTTTTACCAGATGATGGTGATATGTAGATAGGAATTTCAGCAGTGCTTATTGTGTTACTTGACTGAACAACATCATTAGCTGGGTAAGAATCTACAGTAAAGAACCCTCTACCACCAGAGTAATTAGGAATAAAATAATCTAGTTCAACTAAAAGCCTATCTGTTGAAGTTAAACCTGATGTTGGTTTAATTGTGGCTATATCATACAACGTGTCTTTTTGACCATTGTTGAAAATAAATTGCGATGTTACAGTTGAACCATCTGTATTTGATGTTGGAAAAGTTGATGATTTTTTAACAATACTTTTAATTTTATAAACGTCAGAAAACCCTAAATTATAAGGACCAGTAACACCTGCGGAAGCACAGTTAATCTTTACGTAACGATTAGGTCTTAATGTTTTACTGGTTTCTACAGCATCAGTTCTTGTTGCTCTAAATGATATAGAAGCTGAAGTTTCTGACGTTAAGGTTTCTCCTAAATTAAATTCTAATCTTTTGGTACCAGTTTTTACCACAGTGCGAGATGATAAATCAATATAACTTCCTTTGCCATAATATCTATATCCCGTAGCGCCTGTTACAGCCGTACCTAATGGTGTAGGTTCTTTTAATTTTAATTGAGTATTACTGTCAACACTAAGAATTGTGTATACTGTGGATGCGCCTGAAAATTGAATTTTTTCGCCAGCACTTAAACGAGAGAATCCTGTACCAGTAATAGTATTTCCTGTACCTCCTCCGTCAGCAGAACATGTTCCAATCGCAGAATTTACAGTAGCATTAAAACTTAAAAATAACTCTTTCTTATCTGTTGTTGATAATGTGCCTGTATAGGGAACAGTATCAGTACCGTCCGCATCAACGAAAGATGTGCCGGCCGCATCAATTAACATAGTTTTTGTTGTAGTGTAACTGTATACTGTACGAGGCAAATCTTCATCATCTTTAACTAGTCTAGTGGAATCGGAACCTGTATAATATAACAGAGGAACGTCGAAAGCCTCTCTAAGGACTGTTGTTCCAGTAGTAGTGTCTGGAACAATATCAGCACCAAAATCAGCAGTCGGATCGTTATCAATAAACAAACTTTTAACAGAAGTGAAGCTGTTGCTTCCTATCATACGGATATCACTTAGATAGATATCAGCTTTAGATTCCGCTGTTCCTAATACTCCACTATTATATTCAATACTCATAACAGTGGCAGTACCAATGACATTGCCTGATAGAGTAGCATCAGAATACTTAACAGTTGCGCCGGTAGTGCCTGAAATTCTACTGTTAAACGAGTCAACAAGATTTATTGTTGTACCTTCATCAAGCTCTAAATGTCCTACGATGTTATTGGCAGTAACATAAGAACCCATAAAAGCAGATACAATCTGTGACCTTACATTTTGATAATTTTTAGATTTAGGAGTTGTGAGATATTGCGGAGTGATAATACCAACTTCATATCCTTTAACATAAGCTGTGCCAGGACTTACGCGAACAGAAATGACATTAGCATCAGGACTTTCGGATGCTGGTATAATGCCTCCATTTGTTCCTGAATCCGCATTTTCTCTCATTTCAATATCTAGGCCAGAAACATAGTAGTCTCCAGATTCATCAAATGTTCTTTTTGCTAATTCGTCTTGAAGAATACTATATTGAGTTCTTTGATTATATGTTTGTATAGTACCATCTTTAATTGTAAAGAGTGTTGTGAAGTTTGGAAGGTCTTCTGGATCATCATATGCGCGGGCTTCTAGAATTGCCGACAGCTTTAAACGATCTGCGCCAGGAGCTGAGTAGTTAGAAGATTCCAAAGCAGGATCTAATAGAGTACTATCACTTGTATAATCTATAATGTTTTCGATGATATTGAATCCAACTTTAGCTGTTGGATTATCACCATATCGATCTAGAATAACTTCCTGTTGTGGGAAGTATACGAAATGTTCTTTTGAAAATATGACGCCTTCACTAATGCGGAAAGCCGAACCTTTTCCTATAGGATTTGACGTAGTTCCAAGTACGACAACATTACCTACGTTTGATACGAGAATTTCGCCCTGTTCAAACACTTTTTTATTTGTGCCAGGAGCAGCGGTTCCGTAATCAATATAAAGTGTTTTTGTTGCGCTTGCATTCGCGCTAATTTCTGAGCCATCGGCAACGATATTAACAATTGCTGTAACATTAGATACAGCACCGCGAAGTTCTACACCATTAAAATTTGAAAGATTAACAATATTGTTGCCAGCACTATCAACATCTCTAATTTTTACATAATCTAAAGGTCCAGTTGAAGATATGTTATTTGCGAAGAGTTGAAAATTACCAGGAATGACAATTGTGCCTTCCACGAAGATATGTCTACCAAATCGCGTGATCTGCTTTTGCAGAATTGTCTGCATTTGAGTAAGTTCGCGTCCTTGAACGGCAAATCCAGGCTTATAGAGAATTCGATAAAACTCTTTGCTATCTTCGTAATCGTCATAATATGGAGTAACATTCAAATCTGTTGATAAGTTATATTGCTCTGTATTTGCGTAATCTGAACCTACAGTGGTCATCTAGTATTTTTCCTCTTCACTGGGATTAAAATGAAACTACAATCTTGAAATCTTCTGTCTGATCTATAGTTCTTTGAATTGATGTAATATTATTTATGTACAATATACTTCCTGTATATGGTTTAAAAGCTCTATTGATAACACTTCTAGGTTGGTGAGACGCTTTTGTAGTATCGCCTATTATTGCTTTTGAAAGATCCAAAGTTCCTGATACGTCCATCAAATATAAGAGACTTAGTGTTGAATTCCAACTTGCGACTTGACCTCTGAATGTGGCTGTGGCTAAACTTGTTCCTTGAAAAACAAATTCGTCTTCCAAATAGTTATCTCCAATTTCATCTACAAATATCCCTGTAGTTTGAGAGTATACTATTCCAGATGCTACAGTAACAGCATCATTTAGAATTGGATTTTTAACAATTGCTACCTGTCTAAACTCGTTCTGGACATCTAAAACGCCCGATTCGGAACCTCTAAGCTGAGTATTGATAATAACAAATGATCCTCCAAGTTCTTCTACTGGATCAGCACCATGACCACCTTGAGGACTCATTACTACTCTTGCTGTTGCACCTTGTCCAACACCGCCAGCCTGATTGATTGTGGCGGTAGCATAAGTGTAATTTTGACCTTTATTGGTTATAAGAATACCCTCTATACCATAAGTGGATGGATTGACAGTTAGAGTGGCTTCAGCACCTGTACCATCTCCTGTAATAGTGACAGTAGGAGTAACTGTATATCCTGATCCAGGATTTGTAACCTTAATGGATCCAATTGATCCTTGAACAGCATTGGCTTGAACGTGCCATTGTAGTGATCCGTTGTCTTCGGTTAGTGTACGAACTGGTATAAAGTTTGGTGTGGTAAAGCGAAGCTTTTCTTCATCCGATAGCTGATACATAAATTTCCAGATATACTTATCAGATAATTGTTCGGCAATATATGTATTGATACTTGTCGGCTTCTCTGTAGATGGCGCGCCATTGTTATTACCAAGACATTTATAAACGTTCCATTCGTCAGTAACAACATAGAATTTTACTGTAGAATTATTCATATTCAGATTAGCTTCGGAATCATCATACTCGGTATATACTGTGCCCGATACCCAGTCAAATCTACGAATAGCTAGACGAACATCGTTACCCTGAATCTTTTTAGCACCAATCATATTTTTCCAAACACGAATATTGGTTTCTACTGAGTTAACAGCCTGTGTTGGATTATTGATATCTGGCCAAGGATCTACTTTACCAAATGTGAGATAAGCATTTGGTAGCGTTGCCTCAGAAAGTGAAGCCTTAAACTGTTCGGCATTGTAGATTTGAAGACTTTTGGTATATATCGAAGCCATTTCTTTTCCTATTTTGTACTATTTAGTATATAACTTTGCCAACATTAACTGTTCCTGAAGTGTTAGGAAGAAGCGTATTGGCAAGATAAGCAGGAACAAGTGCTAGTGCGTTAAGTGTGTTACCTTTATAAGGAACAGTATAGATGATAACCTGATCTGTATTTACTACTGTCTTGACTTTGTATGGACCTCTTAAATTTTCTGTATTGCCCGAAACAAGCGCAAGATTTCCAGATACCCAATCTAGATAGATAACATCATCCACACTTAGTCCATGGGATGTATAATTTATGTACACATTTCCTGCATGATGTAAATATGTTCTAGCTCTAGTTAATGCCAGATTATCTGTTGCCTGTCTAATAGGAACATTCAGATTTACTCCCTCATCCACTGTTGTGTATTGACCATACAGTTTCATTCCCGAAGGATGTATCAGATTTTTGAGAACTGTTCTATACTTATCTAGAGACTGTCTAACTTTGACAACATAAGAGAACTTTTGATAGTAATCTCTATCTTGAATAAAGTTGTAGGATGAAATGTGTCCATCATCGTTAAGATAACGACCAGGAGAAGTAAATGATCCTGTAATGATTGTGGCTACTGCCTGTGCTGTGCCATCACCAGATTGTGTGAGATTTAGTGTGGGAGGAGTAGCGTATCCTGAACCACGCTTAAGAATATCAAAGCTCAATATAGCACCCTGTGCGGTATCGGATGAATAAAGAATATCTCCTGATCCAAGAATGGCAGTAACTTGGACATTAGCGCCATAAGCACCAGCATTTGATGATATGACATTAGCTACAGGCAAAAACGATTGATCATATCCTGTACCGCCCGTAATATGTCCAGTGACATTTACAAATTCTACGGCAGTGATTGAATTTGCTTGTGAAGTGTCAACATTACTTACTCTTGCGTTTGCTCCTGCGCCATATCCGCCAGGAACGTTTATAAATTCAATTACGTCTCCTATTGTATAGCCAGTGCCTCCATTAACAATTTTCATCTTTCCAAGAATACCAAGACTCTTGACTCTTGTGTTGGACTGAGCAGCAATAGTAGGAGCGCCTGTATAACCAGATCCCAAGTTGAATAGAACAACTGCCGAAATTGGACCAGTATTGCCATAAACAAAATATGACATTGAATTGGCAATCCAATTGTTAGCAGGATCACTAATAGAACTATTAAGATTTGAATATCTTAAATTGCCGATTACTGTATTTGATTCTAATGAAATAGTAGATGAAACAATATTGTATGAGTTAGGATGGAATGAATTGTCCGCAATAACAGCAGTGACGTTTCCGTTTGCTCCCGTACCATTACCGCCTGTAACTAAAACTGGATTATTTAATTGAAATCCAGCGCCGCCGTTGAACACAGTAACGCCTGTCAGATCACCCTTACTTACCGATGTAATAATGATCTCAGCACCAGATCCCGTTTCACTATCAACTACTATGAAATCACCAACTTGATATCTTGATCCGCGGTTAGTAATCTCAACAGTATTAATACCACCAGAAAATAGATTTGCTGAAATTGTCTTTTCAATTCCATTTTCAAAGAAGGTAGAAGTTATTGGTTCACCAGAAGAAAACTCTCTATATTGACCTGAAAGTTTAAGTTCACGAATAAGAGAAGTGCCTTCGTAGTAGGAAGATGTTCCTTCCACAACAGCCCTAGCATTAGATGTGCTACCAGTAATTTGTCTACCGATAAACTTATTTTCTATTGCTAAAGTACTATTGGCAACTCCGCCAACTTTTATGTCCTCAATCTTAATTGATTTTTCAATAAACCATTTACCATCCGAAACTTTTAAAACGTCTCTTTGTGGATAGTAGAACTCAACATCCTCATCGAATAGTATTCTCATAAGGAATCGGATTGATTTTTCGGTACCTCTAGAACGATAGAAGTCCTTGATCTTCTTAAGGATCAATGTCTTATCTACTGCGGTATCTTTTGGAATAAGTGGAATAAAGTTGTCATAGAACTTTTCAACAAAGATATCTGTCATATCAATATCGGCTTGATCTAACAGGTTCTTGGATACGTTTACAGCACCATTCTGCTGTTCCATAAACTCATAATATGCTTCCATAAAAGCAACAAAGTTATCATGGTCATTTCTAACGAAAAATGGTACTTGAGACGCTACTAGATTTGATATCTTATTGTTGCTGATCATTTTTTATACTGAAACAATTTCTGTCTGGAATGATAGTGGATTATCCACATCAATATCTAAAATTTTATTTCTGATAGATTCTATAATTTCTCTATCAGCAAAGGTATTTATAGTGAGTACATTTGGTTCGTAATAAGCATTGCTCATTACAGATACAGGCAATACAGACTTAAGGACAACAATACCATTATTATAGTCTATTGTTCCCGCATCTTTATTAACGAATATTTTTTCACCAGAAGTGTTGAAATAATACGTTCTGAGTGTGCCTACGCGCGATTGTAGGACAGATTGGACCACAACTCCAGATCCTGTATCACCAGTTATTGTTACAGAAGCTCTTGTGTAGTTTTCACCTTGATTTATCAACTGAATTGATACAACTCTACCACCTAAAATCTTTGCTATACCAACCGCTCCTGTACCATCGCCTGAGATAGTAACTGTTGGAATTGTGGTGTAGTTTATTCCTCCATTAATAATATCAATTCTTTCAATACCAGAAGCTATGGATGGAACCTCTTCGAAGTATACCTGTCTTTCGACAAAGTTTGAATCGACAATACCTAATGGTGGATAAGATGATATCGAACTATTGAAATCGCCTTTCTTAATAGGTATACCAAAATCAACGGTATAATTCTTTGATTGACTTAATGTTATAGGTACTCTTTTCTGTAGTATGACTTTAATGTCCGAACCAGTAATAGAATTTTCGGAATCTTCAATATACTTTTGAACTATAGATTTCTTGAACGTAGATTTAAATCTACCGAGATAGTCTGTTTTATAATCTTCAATAGCAGCATTAACAATATTTTTAATAGATGCGGCATCGTTTTGTGTAGCAGTTGAGTCATAGTAGATTGTGCCGCGGATAAGAATAAAGGTATAAGATGGGTCAACAATTTCAGGAGAAACAGTTAGAACGTTTCTGTTTGTGATAAGAGTGTCCTTAATATTTTCTTTTTCCAAGTTACTAAGAATGAAGTCCTCTTTAGTCTTCAATGATAGGAATACTTTACCGTAAACAACAGGCACATTGTCTTCACCGCCCCATACAGCCACCGAATCGATGTTTGGATAATCCTTAGTTACCAGAGTTTCATAGTCATATATGGTAATGGCACGGTTCTGTGCCGTGTAGTAATAAGGAGCGCGGTACTTTACCTGCTCAATTGTTTCCTTCTCAGTACCAGAATATGAGGCACTCGTTGAAGTTACTCGGACATTATCATTAAATGAACCCACAGATCCAACAATTCTAAAGTCATTGATCTTATTGGCAACTGAACCAACAGTGTCAACGTAGGTTATATTGATGATGTTGCCATTGGTAGGCTTCTTGCCTATAACGCCGTCTCCAAAGATCACTCTATAATTTCCATCTTCATTTTCTTCCACAAAGTATATCTGGGAATCACGGGTAATTTCTGTTAGGTCTTCAGCAATGTTATAGACATAGGTTTGAGTGTTGGAAGCTGATTCCTGAATAGTGACGCTAAGGGTATTGATATCAACATTGGCCGATGGTATTTCAAATCTTCTCTTGGTATTTGATGAATCCATAAGGAACTGGCGAGTGACAACTTCACCCTGCTTGATAACTAGATTGGCAAATGCGAATGACACACCATCATCCTTATTTGCGGTATTAGAACTTAAGGTTATAAATGGATAGTTTACTCCATCTATTGAAGCGCCTAGTAATCTGGTATACTTGTCTATTGTAAGAGAAGAAGTGTTCTGATCTTCCTCAGTCGATGGAGTAACTCTGATGTTTACTTTAGTTTCCGCGCCATGGCTGCTTTCTGGTACGTAGTTGATAAGCTTGGCATGTGATACGGTAGACTGGCGCAGCTTTGATGTATCCAAGAACATTTCATTTGCGATCATGTTCAAGTAATATGCGTTATAGTGAGTATTGTAGGCCAGAAGGTCTAATAGAACGCTCATACCTGAACCTTCAAAGTCAAAGTCCTGAAAACGTGACTGGCTTCTAAGGAATGTCTTTAGGTTTGTCTTGATCGAATCGAAATCAAGATCGGTAACTGTTAACGTTGTATTTGCTGGCATTAGCGGACTCTTTCTAGAAATATTGTGATAGTTGCCGGTTCGTTCCTGTTTAGCACTACGAAATCTATTCTTGCGTTATAACCATTATTATCATAGTCCATAGCAACTCTAACTCCTAAAACTTCCACACGAGGTTCATAGTTCTGAATAACCTCTCTAATGGCGTTTTCCAGGAAACTGGAAACAAGCGGAGACATATTGTCAAATAGCAATTTCACAGCACTTGAACCTATACCAGGTCTAAAGGGCTTTTCGTAGAAGTTGGTTAGAATAAGATTGCGGACAGAACGCTTGATAGCATCTGCACCAGTTTTTACCACCACATCCTTTGTTGTTGGATGAGCTATAAAGTCCAAATCTAAGTCTGAATAGTCTGGAGTTCTTGATATTACTATTGGTTGTGCCATGTAGTTATTTATGTCTCTCTATTTGGAGATGTTGTTTTCTTAAATTTAATCTCAGCACCATCAGCGTCAGCAGAAGCACCAGAAGCAAGTAGAATATTAGCACCGCCATCAGAACCATCAGCAGCGATAGAACCGCCTTTGAGAGATAATCTGGCGCTGGTTTTTAGATTTAAAGCGCCAATAGATTTCATGTGCATACTGCTTCCAGCTTCCAACATCATCTTACTACCTGAATATACACCAAGATTTTGTTTAGCGCCAAGCGTAACTGAATCGCTTGTAGACAGTAAGGCCAAACCGCCATCCGATGCTATGGTGGTAATACCTTGAGATGTGATCTTACTTGACCCTTCAATATTCGTTGACATTTCCTTAGCGGTAGTGTCCATATTACCACGAATTGTTTGATTTAAATTCTTGGCCGTTAAATTCATATCACCATGGACAACCGTATTATGATTTCCTTCCACTGTCATATTGTAATCGCCTTTGACATATAAACTACCGCCGCCTTGGACTGTAATATCCTGAGCGCCAGTAATCAGCATTCTATTCTCGCCAAATATAATCTGATACATTCCATTCTGTGCGCCAATTGATATACCACCATCAGGAGTTAATTGGAGCATAGAACCACTGCGATGCTGGATAGTTACGTGTTCAGACCCCTTGGTGTCATCTGTCATGATAACATGGCCCGAATTTGTCTTGGTAATTACATTATAATTTGGATATTCACCGCCAGTATCACGCGCATCTGGTGGACCAGACCAATCGGCGGGTGTTACATTCTTAGGATTTCCAGGTGGTTTATAAACGCCCATAATTCATCACTTTCTTATCTTAATAAGCTTAATATATTCGAACCCTTATGGGCTAATTCATTTGTTTTATTTAATAGCGTCTGAGATTTTGTGCCTGGAGCAATTACCTTTTCCATCATACTCTTAGCTATTCCTTGTTTGTCTGGTGGCAGTCTATTAAACATTTCCGACATGACTCCAGAAGAACTGCCAAACATATTACCTAGAGAAGCACCAGGAAAACCAGCACCAGAAGACATTAGACTACCAAACGCATCAATTGCTTTCTGTACGGCCTCGGGCGTTTCTATCTGAATAGCACCAGTAGCAGATAAATTCATGTTAATATTACCAAACGCTGTGGGAATAGTAAATGGAGTAGAAGCCAGCTTATCTAGGCCAAATAATGATGTGTCATATTGAAGGCGTTGAATATTGCTAATTACTTCACCGAGAGACTGATTGCCTTTTAATAATGTCACAGCATTGGCTAAGTATGTAGTAGGATCCACCTTACCAGATGTGGCAAAACCACCGCCCTCAGATACTTCCATGGACTGCATTAAATTAAACATACTCTGCATACCCTGAGCTAATTCAGGTGGTAATGAGGATAATAGCTCGTCAAGAACCGATGAGCTAAGAGATGTTAGAATAGAACCAACTGAGAAATTAGCACCAGGTAATGCCGAAAGCATAGAACCAGTTAGAATATTACTGAACGACTGGCTGGCCGTAGAAACATTGGTTACCTGCTTTAATGGCATACCAGCCAGATTATATGATGCTCCGTGAGATGGAATACCTTTGAGCAGATTATAATTATGTCTCTGCCCTTTCTCTTGTATTTGACGAATTCGAGTACCACCAGACATTGTTTCTTTTACATTTGGCGGAATATTAATATTTAATTCGGTAGAAAAGGCCTCAGTTAAAGCTGTCAAGAATGTATTTAAGTTTTTATTGCCCTTCATACCGCCTTCTTGTCTAGATGTTGGCAATGAGCCGACAACACATAATGTGGAATCACCAGGAGGCCCGACCTTTTTACACAATAATGCCTGTCCAGGAGTTACCACTCCATTAAATTG